TGGATGCATTATTGGTTATTGTATGTCCATATCTTTGTAATGTTGGTATTAGTACTTGCATCCTCAATTCTGCTGCTATATGGGTTGTAACTATTTTAATTATCATTTCATACCTCACCATAATTAAAAACTTGATATTTGTTGTTTGTTTCTTCTATGGACTGCCAAATTTCTCTACGCATTGTTATTCATAGCTCTTCTAAATATTTGTCCCAATAATGTTGGTGATGTTATGAGTTGTTCGCGGCTCATTGTTAGAAATGGGCTATTGGCTTGTTTAAACATTTCATGGAAAAGCATACATCCATACGATCCTTCAATGCAATATTTGTTTATTGACTCTTTGCCACTAAATCTAAACGCTTCCCATGAGGCTATGGGTTGAATTAATCTATGATCAAGATGATGATAATTTTTCCCTTTGACGGCTTGTCGAATAATTCCAGGCCCCATGGAACCCCATTGAAATATATGATGAGGAGGATGTAAACTAAGCATATGTTCTATTAGAGAAACAGCTTTGGAAATCACTGTACCGCTCTTTTCTGAAAGTAAAAAACCACATTCTGGTTCACCATATTTTAGGGTAGGGGATGCTGTCGCCACTAAATCAATTCCATCTTTTAAGAATTCAAATAATGGTTTTAAACTTTGGAATAAAACTATATCAACATCAAGCCAGATATCCCCGTATTCTCGCAAAAGCATATATCTCAAATAATTAGATTTATTATTAATTTGTGATATCTGAAAGAAAGCATCAGGGATATTGGGAAGAAATTGTTTAACATTTTTAGTTGTGAGTAGATGGATATCAAAATCTATATCACAATATTTATGAATAGTTTCTAAACAAAGTTTTATATAGTCTGGAATATCGGTTTGGCCTGGTGGGTTATCCCAAAATTGCCAAATTTTCTTTTTCGTCATTTTTTTATTTTCCTTACTGGAGTTGTCAATGCCTTTTCTGCTGACCAACCATATTTATAGATTCTTTGGTGAAGAACATAATATGGAACTTTAGTTTCTTCAGCCCAAGCAGCAATGCATTTAAATTTTCCGTCAAATAAAATTAAACAATTATTACGTTTATTCCGACTATTCTGTTTTGATGTAACCCATTTACAATTTTCTTTGCAATATCCTTTATCGTTATCAATTCGGTCAATTTGGTGATCCTTTGGCGATTCGCCCATATCCTCAAAGAAATTTTTGAATGAATTTAACCATCTATCACAAACAATAATTTTTCTATCCCCGTAGTGCGGATAACTTTCATCATTGGGATTATAGCATCGTTGTTTCATGTTATGCCATTATATATATTCTTTAGACATTTTCCCTCTTATGCTATGTCCATGTTTTGTTGATTTTTTAATTATTATTTCTTTTCGTAAACAACCGCAACTTTTAATATTACCTCGTTTAATTTCACTACCACAAGCAATTATTTTATTGTTGCAATCACATCTGCATAACCAATGTGGTTTATAATATTTACAATTATTAACCCTTTCGAGGACGGTCAATCTACCAAATTTTTGCCCAGTTAAATCAATAAATCTACTCATTTTTACCTCAATATCGAAGGTAGCAACATGTGCCTATGATCACCGGCATAAATATGTAGATTGTTAATACCTTCAGTTTTTAGTCTTTCACGCAACTCATTTTCCTGTGGCCTGGCCGTAGGAGATTTTCTTACATCGAAATCTACTAATACAGCCTTTATTTTACCATATTCTCCTGAGTCAATAAGGTCCGTTATAATCCGGCATTCACTACCCTCACAATTTAGTTTTAGAAAAACTTCGTCGTCTTTACAAACAGAATCCTTAAACCAATCTGATGCTTTAATAAATTTGCACTTGGTGATACGTGGTTCAGGAGCGCAAGTTGTTTGATAGTCGGAATGTACGGTACCACCGACTGAACCCTCATTATATAAATTCATTTCACACGTTTCTGACCATAATCCTGCTCGCACAATTGTTACTTTGGAATGCTTTTTAAATTTACGTTCTAAAATATTGTAACATATAGGTGAAGGCTCAAATCCAACAATATGATCAATCCTAAATCGTGGTCGTAATATTAATTCTATAGTTTGTCCAATGTTACTTCCTACATCCAAAAAAATACGACTCATTATTTTCTCCAATCGGTATATACAAAACGAGCCAAGAAACAATCATTATGTATATGGAATGCAAATTTTAATTGAGACAAAAGACCTGTTATTTTTAATTGTTTAAGAGCAAATTCATGATTAGATGGCACACCCTCTCTTAGAAAACGACCTACGTTGTCATATAAATTACCAAATTTATCAACTATTTCGGAACCACCAAAAAACCAATAATCTGCCAATGCTGGATAATGTGGTGTATGCGGGTAACCAGTATGTGTATGTTGTAAAGTGGGATCATTTTTCTTATCCCATCCATGGAAAAACCAATCTTCATGTCTAATTCCTTGACCATTTGGGAGTTTCATGACACACCAATTCGACGCATAAAAAAAATTGGGATCAAACTTATTAAAGTGTACATCAACCATCCAAGCAACATCAAACCTACCAATCATCACCATATCATACTTGAAACCATGCTCTTGTTCATATTGTTTCTTTAATTGCATACATTTCTGGATGCTATACCAACGAGCGATTGTTATTTGTATCTTAGAAGTAATACCATCTGGATAATTTTTATCAACTTTTGCGCCAGTAATACTGAATTTTGGAATTGGTTCAAATATAGCCTTTTTAGGTTGATAAGCATTAATTAATTCCTGCTGGACATTCATGCTAGGGGTATGTATAAATACGTCTATATCATTGTGGGCGAATAAATGTCGTTGATAATGTTCGAATCCTTTCGTCCATTCGACAGGTGTTCTTTTCCCCGTCTTGCCGTCCCACATTTGACCACCAACTATTTTTTGGCCAGGATGTGATGCTAAACCAGTTAAGCATAATGCTACTCTCATGTGTAACTCCTATTTCAGTATACGAACTATTTTTCGTTCTTCTCCAGATGCTGTATCGTCTGTAAATGGTACAAATTGATATTCACGGCCAAATTCCTTTACCCATTCGTAGAATGCTTTTTGTTCATGATCGTCGTACTTAGCGTCATGTCTATAAAACCATTCATCAAAAACAATAATTGTTCCTTCTGTTATCCAAGCATTTAAAGCCCACAAAACTTCTTTAGCAGAGCTATATAAGTCGGAATCAATATGTAATAGTGCTATTGGTTGTGCTATTTTTAGATATTTGGGTAGTGTATCAGTAAACCATCCGGCATAAAATTTCACGCCTGAAACATCAGGTATGACGCCGTTAGTGGAGAAGTATTGTGACGGCACAACGACTGTTCCATTTTTATCTATCCAATCTTCTGGTAATCCAACGAAAGAATCAAAACCAAATATTTTAAATGATTCATCAAGTGATTGTCGAATAACTCTAATAGTGGTACCACGACAGACACCAAACTCCAAAACATGTTTGTATCTTTTGTCCACCAATGTTAATCCGTATTGTAGACTAGAACGTGCCACGATTACATCTCTCTTTGTATTCTTCCAACAGTTTATCAAAATTATTTAAAAATTCTTGATCCTCAACCGAAACATCAAAGGGTTTATTATCTGGCGGATGCCAACCAACAGTATCGGTAATAATACTAGATGGCTTTCTTTTCCATCCTAATTGCTGTTCAATCTTTTCCAAAATAACTTCCTGATCTTTTTTCATTTGTTCGTATGTTATAGTCCAATCGGCATACGACATCCAAAACATATTGGTTATTATCCATAATTCAGGTGGTGTAGCAAGTTGATCCTGTATCCAACTCCTTCTTGATTGAATAGTAATTTTATCATCAAGAAAGATCTTACACTTACCTTCTATTCTCGGCATTTTTCTGTATGGTATTCGTATAAAATCGGAAAAACTATTGAGCCCAATACCATTACGCTCTCTCATTCTAAAAACAGACATTAAAACTGGTTGTATGCTACGACTACAGTGAACTATGTGTGCTCGCTGAAAGCGATCTCGTATTTCTGGCTCAAGCTTATGGCCGCCAAACATATCCATATATTTTTTATATGGGGTAACGAAATTATCAAATATAGTTCTGAGTACCCAATGTGTTCCACTTCTTGGATGAGTCACCAGTCGCAATCGATCTTTTTTGAGATTTGATTTAGCCATTTGTCTCCAATAGATTGAATAACATCAACTTCCCAAGATGAAATAACATTTCCGCATATGGTTGATGATGAAGGGCAGCAATATTTAAATAAATTAAAGCAGTCAAAATTTCTACCTTGTGAAAATCATAATGATGTTGTATCAAATGTCGCCTAAACCAAGTTTCGCAATCAATCAATGTCTGTCGTCTCAATAAATCAAAATTGACGACAGTACCATCTATGTCAATTTCGTACAAACCTTTATTAATGATACCATGTGAGACAATCAAACCATGCCATAATTTGGCTAAATCATAATAGATATCTCCGTAATCAGTTAGTCCACCAAAGTTTTGTCTCCAATCCAAGAGTTTAAAATTATCGCCAGTATCTATCACGTTTTCAAAATGCAGATCACCATGAAATCTTACAGGAATACCTTCCGATATCCATTTCCAGTCTACGCAATTTAGTAATTCTGCTATTGGTGGAACAACGACACTATTAATACATTGATATGTATCTTCATATCCAAAACGATCGAAATATTCCTGCACTCTCAATTTGGTTTTATCTTCATAAAACTGTCGATATATTTCACGATCATCAACAGTTAGCAATCTACTATCACTCCACAAATCATTCAGCCATTCCAGGAAATCTTTGAATCTAGCAATAGTGATAATTTCTGATAAAGTTCTTCCTGCTACCATATTGTAACAATACATATTAGATGTACTATCAATAACAGTTGGTACATATCTATCTAATTGTTTTGCTCTATTGACTCTTTGTTTGATAAACGATTTATCTGTAGAAAACTTAATAACTCGATTATTACAAAACCAAATGTGTTCCTGTTCTTTTGGTAAAATATGTGGATCACCTTCATTACCAAAAACTTTATTTGCATGAGTTAAAGCTTCTATTGTACCAGTATCATACCAAGTAAATCTTTTTCCTTGGACCTTTTGACCTTTTACCATTCTTGACAAAGCGAACGATTCGCCTTGTTTTGTACCCCCAATCGTTAATGCAATTTGCATATTGCTCCAGAATGCTTCGTAATCGTTGATACCACAAATCCCAATATACGCTGGAGCTTCTGTATGAATTCCTTTTTCTCCTAAATCCTTAACTATTGTATTATCCCATGAGTCCACAATAACAGAACGATAATCTTGACTAGCGCGAACGTCGGCATATCCTATCCAATCACAGTCCGGTATTGGCATATCTTCTTTTATTATACCATCATTTGTAATAAAAATGAATGGACACTGCAAGTATTCTCTACAATCATATAAATTTGCACCAAAACCTTTGGGCTTATCCCATGCATTTTTAGCCCATACGAATGTGAAATTACGATCTGGATAAGCTAACATTAGAAATTCTTTAACTAATTCACCTTTATATCCTAAATTAATAATCAATTCTATATCTGGCGGAAACTTCTCGATAATATATGAAATGATTGGACGATTGGCTACTGGTACAAGTGTTTTATTAACATGGTCACAATGATTACCAAGTCTTGATCCAACTCCAGCCGTTGGAATTAATACTTTATATTTACTGTCGCCCATAATCATCCTCAACGCGTATGGTATCATCTTGTTCCGGCGTAGATGCTTCTAAATAAACTACGTCTGTTAAACCTTCCATGCGATGTGTTCTTCCTGCTGGAATAGTATGAAATTCTCCAGAACCTAAAGTTATATTTTCCCAAGTCGAATCTGCACCTTCAAAATTTCTAGTAATAAGCAACGTGCCACTTATCACTATAATAGTTTCTTCTTTTTGTTCATGATATTGTAAACTACAACGTTTTCCTGCTTGCATAAACAAGCGTTTAACCATATAGTGATCATTAACTTCTAAAATTTCTTCTTTCCCCCATGGTTTACAAACAACTTTCATCTACTTCTCCTAATGCAACCATATAATGCTCAATTACTTGGGTTACTTCATCGACAATACCTTGTCGTATATCGAATAATTTATCTAACTTATTTATTATAGCAGAATAATTTGATCCATTAAAATGGTAATGACCAGCCACTAATGTATTTAGCATCCGTTGTGGATTATTGGTTGGATCAACCCATTTGCGCCATCTATCCCCCCGGATCACTTCGTCTATAAATGATTGTGTATCAATACCATATATCAAGGCTTGAGATAATACATAATTAGTTTGCACGACACCCAATTGCGGTGCGATATTTACTGCATCTACTAATCCTTGTCTAGCTTTTATTCCTCTATCGCTAAGATAATCTGCATTATGTTCTTTTAATTTAATTCCATGATAATGAATGATTTCATGAAGTTTATTAACTTTTTCCTCATTAAAAATACCAGCTTGATAATTTTCTCGTACTAAACTGCCAGTTTGTACGACATAAAACTCTGGTTTCTCTGTTTTTTTAATAAATTCTATGTCAGCAGTAACGCGATCTACATCATTTTCTGCCTCACCAATATTTTCGTCTGTACCAATTTCGAAAAGAATTTTGGAATTAAATTGTTTTGCTAGTTCCATTAGTGAAATCGTAGATTGTAATTTAGTTTGATGATTCCCTTGCAAATGACACAAGTCTATGTGAATTAAATCAAAACCATATTCTATATCGCTAATAATGACATCGCGGAAAGTAGTAACTTCTTTTGCAAATCCAGGACCACAGTGATCACGACAAATCACAACATCAGCATCAGGATACTGCTGCCTCATATTGGCTATATATTTGGCATATTCTGAAGTTGTAAAAACATATCCCCCTTTCCAATGAACTTGATTCAAAGAACAAATTAACATTAATTGTTTTTTATATCTACCTGAAAAACGAAATACTGCCTCTATAATTTCTTTACTCATCGGCCCAATAGCTAACTTAGATGTTAACATTTTCCATCCCACCATTTCTTTCTAAATTAATACATGCAGCAGTAGGAATATTACTATCTGGTTTTACATCATTAATTACTACTCTTTGTCCTCTGGGTAAACCCATAATCAATGCATGATAATACAATCCCAACCTTTCTATTTGTTTCATTGTAAATAACCTTGCACTTTCTGGTCGTCCGGTTGTAATTATAACTTTATACCCACAACGACACCATATATCGAATTTTTCTTTTACACCAGGTAATAATACACAAGGACTATTAAGAATTTGCGATAAACTACCGTAGTGTTTGACAATACAGCCATCAAAATCACAAAAAATAGTTTTTATATATTCAGCATGATTAATGTCTGACATTAGCAATCTCCCAGCTTAAAATGTTTCATTATTATAATTGTTGATTAAATCCTGAGCTTTCCATATTTTATCTAGAGCAACAACTCCAAGAAAATCAAATTTAACAGCACCCATTGCTTCCGCATCACCCATCTCTAATCCGACTATACGACTTTTGTCTTTGGTATTATATGTCAATGGCATAAATTCGATTAATGGACGGCTTGCTATAACAACACCAGCAGCATGTTTTGATTGTGATTTTTTAGTACCTTCTATTCTTATAGCTTGATCAAATAAAGGTTTATACCATTCATAAGCATTTCCAACCTGTTCAATGTTGTGAATAGCCCATTGTAGAATTCCATAATCATCATTCTGTTCACCACGCATCTGTTCCAATTCATCTGCTATTGCCGCTTCGTCAGGTATGTATTTGGTAATTTCATTGCATAAATCATGCGGTGTCATATGCACATCGTCGGAGTTTTTTCCTTCTTTAATAGCCTTTACCTTCATTAAATGTCTAACTGTATCTGGATTAGCTCGAAACACCTCTTTTAGTGCAGCTTTTCCTTGTAGACGATCGAAGGTAATCATCTGCGCTACATAATCATCACCCCAACGTTTCTTTAAATATGAAATTACTTCTCCACGAAATACAACACCAATGTCTGTATCAATATCGGGTAAGCTGATATGCCCAGGATGGGTCTTTACCCTTTTCGCTGTGTCTAGTTCATCCCTGCCAGCCAGTGTCATCCCAAGACCATGCGCCAAATGAGAATTGGATGGATTTTTCGTTGGCTTAAGCTTGAGCATATCATATAGATACATCCACATGCGAGGATTATTCTCATCGATCCATTTAACTTCCTCTCGCATAGCATCGGTGAATGTCACCCCATATTGCTTTATTCGTCTGGCCAAATATTTGGCTATTTCCTTTCGTTCAATATCCACATTTCTAGTGTGTAATAGTTCAAAATTTTCTGACATCCACGACATGAAATCGTATTGCCCAATATCGAAATGTGGAGGAATATTACGACTCACGTTATAAAATCTTTCGAAATATAATCCATATTCAATTGGATCAATACCAGTGATTCCTGTTAAATAATTTACTAACGAACCAGCCCCAGAACCCCTTCCTCTACCTCTTGGCCCGTTTTGTTTATCTACAAATCTACAAACATCCCATACAATTAGAAAATAATCTGCTAAACTAGCTTCTTGTATAACAATAAGCTCTTTTTGTAATCGCTCCCAATATATTTTCTTTTGTTGCCGATTTAAATGTGCCAATTTTACTTTTGCCTCTTCAATACATAAATAGCGTAAATATTCATTGGAATCTAGTCCCAGCTTGTTTGATTCATCATTAGTAAATATAGGTAAATATGGACTATGTCCTAATGAAGAATAATTAATTTGTGATGCAATATCCAGTGTTATCTGTAATTCAGCTTCAGTAAATCGTTTTCTCATTTCATTATATGATGGAATATAGTAATTATCAGATATCATGAAATCCATTACATCGCCAGTTTGTTGTAATCTGCGTTCTTGTTCTTCCCTCGTTGTATGTAAATTGGCGTAAAGCAATAGGCGTTGATCCTCTGCTTCTTCTTTACGACAATAATGCGCATCAATAGTTGCTACAGTAGGAACTCCAGTTAATTCGCTTAATTCTCGCAGACATTCAACAACTACCTGCTGGATATCCATCCCTTCGTTTTGAAGTTCAAGATAGTAATTATTTTTGCCGAATATGGCTAAATGTTTACGAATAATCGCTTGACCAACATCCCTCCAATCGGACCGCAATGTTCTACGTACCTTTTCCACACTTGTCCCATGCTGACTGACTATCATGGTTTGACGAAAATCAGTGAATAGATTGGATGGTAATTCACCAGCTATACATGCTGTTAGAAATAATAAATTATTCTTTTTCGCAAACGATTTTATACCTTCTAAATGTATACGTGGGCGCCGATAAAAATAATCTGGTCTATTCATTTCCGAAACTAACGATATTAAATCTTTTATTCCTTCATCATTCTTAGCTAATATTATCAAATGATATCTTTTATCGTTTTCAGAAGTTTTAATATTTGCATTTAATGGACAAATATATGCTTCTATACCTATAATCGGTTTTATTTTTTGTTTTCTGCACTCATCATAAAATGTCTTCATACCGGCAATGTTTCCGTGATCTGTGATACTACATCCCGGTAAACCCAATTCAATGCAACGACTTACAATATCTTTAGGAGAACATAGTCCATCCAATAATGAATTAAAGCTATGGACGTGAAGAGGTATATATGTTTTATCACTATGCATTTAACCAGACCCAACTATTTTTTACACTCACCAATATATTTATTTTTAACATATTCACTACCAAACGTATTTAAATCACTCCATATTCGTGAACAAATATCATCGCGATTAAACCCACACATTTTACATGTCCAATGGCGATTACGACATATCAAAGTATCCCCTTTTATTGTAGTAAAAAAACGATATAAAGCAGCAATAGTCATAGACAAATTATCATAAGATAAAGCTATTGTAATCGGCCCTCCATTGTTAGCGTAATAAAAAGTAACAAATATATTTTTATATTGAGGATAAAGAAAATAAGACGCCAAATGATATAATCTTGATTGTACGTTTTGTGTCAATGATTGTTCATCAACCGGCTGCTGAGTATAAAAATCTTTTCTATTACCAGTTTTCCAATCAATAATTTCTATTGTTTCAGCATCGATTTCGTGCACAAGATCAATGAAACCACGTACTGTAAACTGATGAGATTTACCATTTTCATCGAAACATTTCCATTCATTTCCTGGTATCTCCATGGTAAACCATTTTTCCACATCTATTACATTAATATTATAAGGATTATAAAATTCATCAGAGAATATAGTTTCTAATGCTACACGACATTTTTTAAAATCTGCTGCTTCCTTAAAATTTCCAGTTTCTTTATCTATTAGTGTGGTTGTTTTGCGCATTTCTATCTCTGTATGTTTTGCGACTAATGTATCCCACGCACGATTTAATAACCACGATGGATCGATAGTAGTTTTACCTCGTTTCCGCAGTTTTGCCATCCATCCTAAAGCTTGATGAACTATGCTACCTTGCAAAGCTGCTTTTCCCGCCTTTAATTCTAAACCAAGAATATAATGTAGAAAATAACAAAACGGACAATTATAATATGTATTAATAGCACTTGCGCTACATTTAACTACCTTCATTGTATTAGCTCCTAGAAGCTTATTTTCTCATCGCATATCAATTGTTTTTGATGACTTTTCTGTTCCTCAAGTCTAGGAGTAATATCATCCAAATCAGTTCTGCCAATAATACTAAAATGAAGAATACAGGCTGCGTTAAAAAATACTGCGCTTAAGTGATCTTCGTCATCCTGATCCTGCGTGACAGCAAAAATATGTCGCATAAGACTGGCGTAAAATACGCTAAACGGCATTCCTTTTGACCAGTTCCATGGATCATACTTCTTAGCCCCATTACCATAATGATTAGCGATTCTTAAATAAGTTTTTTGAGAAATTAATTGAATTCTTGGATAAATAGAGTCATCGGTAACAAGTATGTTATCATCTTCTTGTAAGTTTATACATTTAAGTATTATCCAAATAATCTCAAGTAATAGTTGATCATTCGGTCGGTGTCCCCACAAGAAACCAAGAGACCATAATCTTGCTTTTGTTTGACCATCAATAGCTTTATATCTTGGTTCTGAATAATTGACTTGTTCATGTGAATCAAGTATTTTGAACAGTACTGTTGTGGGAATTAAATCGAATCTGGGCTTATTGTAATCAATATCTCTTTTAGCTCCAGTATTAAAATCTCTTCGTTTACCAGAATCTTTGATCTCAAATTGATTCACCATTTTCTTTATTGGCTCCATATTCGTCAGACAACATTTTTTCTCTTGACACCTTTTTTAATATAGGATATATTTTGTTGGCTAAATCTTCGCCCAACATCTCACCAACATCATTGGTTGCGTCTGGCGTAATACAAAAAATTCTGAAATATTGTATTAAATTGCGTTCTAGTTTTTCCATAGTTCTTTTGCCAGCCTCATCATTATCAAACGTACAAATTATTGTTAATGCCCCAGCATTCTGAAGCATAAGCCTCTGATGTCTGGACATATTTAATCCCAATAAGGCTATACTGTTGCGTATACCGATCATTTCATATGCCCATACATCCCCTGGTCCTTCACATAAAATTACTGTACCTGTTTTTCTGATAAACGGTTTAGCATACCAAATATTGTATAGGCATAGTTCACTATGAAAATTGCGTGAATGCTTCCATTTGGTGTAGATGCTTTTATATTTTGGTTCTGGACATTGTATTCTTTGTGGATGATGATGCATTCCACATTTATTACATTTTTCATAAATACTACGACCAGACCAACCAACAACGTATTTTCCTGTTTCGTCTAGAATAGGAAAAAATGCTCTTTGATACATTGGTTTGCCCTTAGTATTACAGAATGATATATGATATCGATTAATGATCTCTTGTACAATACCTCGTTTTGGATAATAAATCTGGTCTGATTTCAAGTATGGAATAAATGTTGCAAGTGGTGTTCTATTTTTCTGTGTCGTAAATTGTTTCTTTCGATGTTGTTTTATTATTTTAGCTATTTCCATATCCTGAATTGTAGTTTCGTCAATATCATATTGTTTAAAGCCCAATATCTTGGCTATAAAATTAACAGTTTGTTGAAAATTCCATTTTCGCTTTGTCCTATGACTCATAGTACCACGAACTAATCCAAAAATACTATTGGATGGACCTGTAATAGGATTGCAATGACATCCTCTTGTTTTGCATTGCCAGTGATTGGAACGGATTGCCCAGAACATTGCTCTTGTATTATCTCCACCATGGACTGAACAAGCAGACTGTAAATAATCGCATCGCTCAGTGTATTCAATATTTAACGCATCAAAAATTTCTGCAACACGTTCACATGCACGATTTTGAATAAATGAAATTTCCTGTGCGCTAAATTGTTTCATGACTACAATTCTCAAAAATAGATTGAGCAATGACCGAAAATGGTTTTCCTTCTGATAATTTCGCTATTCGCAAATTATCAATTATATTAATATATTCACCATTTTCCATGCCTGGACCAAAACGTGTGTCAGTTACTACCAATTTTTTAGTACCGTTAGATGGTGGATCTTCGTTAAGTTCAGTTTGTATTTTCTTTTTCAAAATTGTAAAATTTGAACAGAGCCATCCAATTCTATCTGATCCAGATATTACATCAGCACCTTCTTTTTCTATACCGTCACGATTTAATTGAACAGTGGCTAAGATTGGTAACTTAAATTTAACAGCAAAATTATGTAACGTTGTCGTTAAAAATCCCAATAGTTGATATTCTTGTAAATTTTTCTTAAATCCACTGTCGTCCATTAATTTGATATAATCATAAATTATTAAACACGGTTTAGCCGTACCACTATCAGTGAACCCAACCCTTTTAGATAGCCATCGTCTAGCTATTGACATAATTGCATGTGGTGCTAAGCCCGCTATGGAAAAATGATCAATCAGCAATTTTTCAACATGCTTTTGACAACTCCAAATTGCTTCTGATTCATGTGAATTATGAATAAATTTGCCAGTTTCTATATGTTCCAATTCTACACCAGACACCAAGGAAGTGAGGCGATGTAATTGTAAATCATTTGTAAGTTCGGTATCTAAATATAATACTGGAATATTATTTTCAGCCATGTTGCGGGCAATGTTCAAACAAAGAAAGCTCTTTCCAACTTTTTGTCTAGCGCCAACCACATTAACTGTAGCTGGTCTGAAACCACCACCAATGGCTATATCCCATGACGGAAATCCGGTCGGCAGGCCAACGATATCTTTTGGTGTAGATGCAACTGCTGTCATTGCTGTTTTGAATTTTTGTCCTAGAGATATTATATTGGCATCATGCGCCATTATTCGACCAGTAAATTCAAAAATGGGTTCTTCTATTTGGCTTATGATAGAATCAACATCTTCTGCTCCAGTAATATTTGTAAGATTCTTTTGTACAGCTTTAGCAGCAAACCATCCTTTGCGAGCCAAAGATAATTTATACACAGTGCTTACCAATAGGCGCACATTATCTTTAGATAATCCTACTTCATCAATAATAGATGTTAAGTATTCAGAATATTTGCCACCGTTAGCAAAATTGGTATGCCCAAGAACTTTAGCAGCAGTTTGTATACTTGGGATATCGAATGTTTTAGCATCATTATTGTGAACCAGATGAGATAGTATGCTAAACATTTCCTGATTGCATTGCCAGTAAAAATCGGTTGTGTTTAATATATCTTCTACTTCGAAAAAGCAATCAACACCATGGCTGGTAATACCAGCCAAAATGGCTCGTTCTATACCCGAATCTTGTAATATGGCATTTGGTTTGTTCACCGAACGAATCTATCCTTTTTATCATTCAGACATTTACGACACTTTTGACCCATTTTACCATTAGGACGTTCTGATTCAAATTTTTCTCCACATTCATTGCACTCAACTTTGTATGTTCTTATTGGAGGCCTATTGAGTTTAGTTTTGTTTTCTTGAGCCTTGGCCGCTTTGACTTTGTTTGATCTTATCTCGTCTGGATTCGGGTCATTAGTAATTAATCTTATTCCGCCTACTTCTTTTTGTATCGATGTCCTATCGTTATCGTCCAGTTGTAGTGAAGTATCTTCCCATTCTGTTGTAGTGGATGACTTCTTTTTATTATTTCTTTTATGACAACCACTCTTTTTCTTTATTGGTCTTGATTTTACTTTATAATCTTGCGGCAAAATATTGTGTATTATAATAGCTATTTCACGCAAAGCTTCATGTGTTTTGGTAATTGTCATTGGTAAGGGCAAAACTTTATTGGTTAATTGTTTATAGCCCTCACAAACAAATTTCCAATTACCGTCAACTATGCCTTGTTCTATATATTCTAGTGGGCTCATTGATTATTTCCTTTCGTTATATCTAGCCCTAATTAAATTATTAATACTTTGTCCTATCAATTCTATTCGGCGAGCTAAATATTGTATACGTTCTAATCTTAATTCTGCTTCTCTTGTCCATTGAACTAGTTTTGGTCTATCATCACCAGCGAGGCGACCAACAATTTGTTTTGACCATTTCAAAAATGTTTGACATTCATTGGCTTTTTGTTGTAGGAAAAATGAATATTTAGTCAACACGATAGTATCTTCGGCTAATTGTACAGATGATCGTTGTCTTAATTTTTCTAATGTTAAACTAATAATTACTTCAATTTCTGAATTTGGCGGTTGATACTGTGGCAAGCCTAGAGTCTGCATCCACTGTTTTAGTTGTGATTTATAAGTTATTATCTCCTGTTTTAAATCACTCATCATATATTTCGATCAATCGGAAGTCATTTAACTTACACCAATCTCGCTTTATTTGATCTATTTTTTGCTGCTTATGAAATTCTTTTTTGGTTTTATGAAAATACCGTATATGTTCATTATGTTGACGGCCATGGCACTCTATAACCAAATTTAACGATGGAATAAAAAAATCCAAAATAAAACCATCATTAGGTATTATTATTTCTGTAAAAACAGTATAATGAGGATATTGATGAAGCAATTGTTGCCCTATATTATGTTGAAATTTTGATTTAGATTTTATTTCGATATTAAATATCTTATTTTTTAACCTTAGTCGTGCGATTCCACCATTGAGTAATTTCACTTCCATATTATACTTCAATATCCATATTATTCAATCTAGTCATAATACCAATAGTCCCATCAAATAACGCACATTTAATGCCAGCTTCACATGTCATTTTCAGTCCATGTCTAATTGACTCTGTCCATACTGTGTGTGTTGACGCAATAGCCATAAGTTGGGCATGACCAACAATTTTATTAATACCAGCTTGAATAATAGCTTTTGCGCATTCAGAACAAGTCAAAAAGGGACAATACAGAACGGAATTATTAGTACTTTTTCCAAGTCGTGCGGCGTTAAGTATGGTTTCGTTTTCTGCATGTATTATTGTGGCATACTTTATGAACTTATTATTAAGACGCGGTTGTGTTTCTGCTATACCGTTCGGAAATTTATTTGTCCCATATACAATAATCTTATTGTCAGACCCAACCAATACGGCACCATTTTTTGTACTTGGATCTGGACTGGTAGAATTTCCGTATCCATACGCCAGTTTAAGAAAATGTTTATCATTACTACAATGGGTTACCACAAATGGTATGGACAACCAACTTAATTGTTCTAATATATTAGTCATTGTCTTACTCCAGTATTTTGGGAAATATGATATCTCTGATCCTATTTTCAAGTTTATTTAGATTATCTGGATTAGCTTTTAAAGCATTGTATAATCTAGTTAGTCCTTGAAACTTTTCAACGCCATCGTCAGGGTGTTCAAACATCGGAATTGAATACCATGCACCAGCCTTTTCAATTAGTCCCAAATTTTCTGCTGTAGTTATGATGTCCCTTATAATATCAATTCCAACACCATATCTCAACGGCAAGATACATGGCAAAAATGGTCTTCCCATTGCCGATGATTGTATGGTAATATGTATATCGTGACCATCTGGGGCGTTAGTTTCTAGATTACGTTCCCATTGTTGAATCCAATTAATTTTCAACCAAATAGAACATGCATATTGAATAGCTACTCCACCTTTTTCTATGTATTTAGGACCACGAGGTTCTCGATTGCTCATTAATTGAGATATAAAAATTAATATTACATTTTGGGTATCTATTATTTGTTGAGCCCGTCGAAAAAATGCCGACAATAATTTTGCTGGGCCTGCCATATCTTTGTTAGACCCTATTTGGTCTTCTTGTTCTGTCATAGTTGAGAGCGCCGCAATACTATCAACAACAATCACAGCTTTCTTTTGTGTTTTGACAATATGTTCAATTATATTCAAATAATCTTCTGCTGTTAATGGTTTATCCATTTGATGGGGAATCACCTTAAGTTTTGTTGTATCGAGCCCCTTTATGGTTGCTAATAATGATGGCGTACATCTTCTTTCAATGTTAATATAGAAAGTTGGACGACCAACCATTTGGGCACTACGAATTAAATCTAGACACAGTGTAGTTTTGCCGCTTTTCGCTTTACCAGTAATCAAGCATATGGTTCCGTCTGGAATACCCCCACTTAGAGCTATATCAAGCGATAATGGAGTATGTAAAATATCCTTTTTGGTTGGTGCTAAAGCGTCGGCAGCGGTAGCTATTATACCATCGCCGTGCATTCTAATAAGGAACGCATCTAATGACTCTTTATCGATATTTAATCTTTTCTTAGCCATTCTCTATTTTTCTTATTTTTGCAGGAGTATTTTTTTCGCCAATATCAATAATGGTAGAATTTTTCTTTATATCAAATATCGCCGGTGGCTGATCGTTTGCCAATAGCATTCGTTGTTTCTTTAATAACTCAATACGATGATAAGTAAGTCTTATCACTCGCTCATTGGTTTTCTTGGCTATCAATGCTTTTATACGATATTCCTTAATAATTTGTATTAAAGCTGTTTGTGTTAAAGCATTGGTTAGATCCAATTGTCTGCTGAGGTTTGATACGCCTTTTACTTCACGTTTATATTTTGGAGCCCAATAATTTTGATCCGACCAAAATCGTGGACCAATTCTTGGATTAACATTTAAACATATTAATTCAATAATATAATCACGAATAGATACATATAGTCCTGGAGTTGTTGGGGACTGATATGGACGTTTCTCACTTTTAGGATAATTTTTTTGTATCATTTAAATTTTCTATTAAAAAGAATCCAGCCCTTTTTGCTGTTCTTTCTTCTGTAAATGCATGATCAAAACGCGGTTGTTTATACCAACATATATTTACTTTTTGCCCATCATAATATCCAATCCCAGTATAATTATACTGAGGACCTTGCCATACCGCGTGCTGTTTTTGTCCCCAAAAATAACCCTTTTGATTTGATGGCATCGTAAAATTAATGTTCGTTGGTCCTTGCAATCTAATGCCCGTAATAGATATTTGTGGATTTGATTTAATCCACTTCGATAATCTTATCCAAGCATGTTGCTGTTTAGGTCTATCGTCTTGAATAACAGTACGACCATCAGATAAAGACGCCAAAAATCGTATCTTAGGAGTTTCATTTGTAATGTTAAATGCCAATGTGTGATCATTTATTGTTTCATTCATCGTTTGGTCTCTTTGTTTTGGCTCCAAATGGAGAACGATTTAACTGCTCATCTGCTCGCATGGACTCACTAGGGGTCATAGCGTGAACACCCTTTCCAATATCTAAAGCTTTATTACTATTAGTCGGCTTAATACATATTATTCTATCATTAATAGGGCCGGTTTTCGCATCTTGCACACCCTCTGAAGGAACATTGTTTTCAAAAGATTCAAATTTCTCTTTGACGGTTTCGAGAAATTTATCTCGTGTTTTAGAATGTAGGCGACCCAAATTAACATTTGATGCTTGAAGAAAGCTTAAAAGGTCTTTTTTAAATTTACCGAAAGTCATTGTACAATCTCCGTTGCGCTAAAAGGTATGAGGCTTTATTCTTATTTCTAAGAAAAGTCGTGTATTGTAAGTAACATTCTTGACTACATGTTCGTAGTTTCCAAAATAAACCACCACGTTCTTTGTCCCGCTTATTGATGTTGTTATTAGGATCTAGTGGATTAAATAAATCATTTTCATTAGAAGCAAGAACCAAATATCTATTGCCAGACCACCTTGCCAAAACATTAAAATCGGGTTGTGATTCTTGGTCAATTTCGTGTTGTGTCCCATTAATGTCTGCGACGATTACTTTCATTTTTGCCACGCCTTAAACAAAATATCCACTTCTGGTGCATCGGTGTCATTATGTGTAATATCAAAAGCAATATCATCGCTTGGAGATCCTGGATAAAATTGGCCAATCACCCTTTCTATTTGCGAAAAACCACCACACCATTGACATTTGACAGCAATTTTTGTTGGTGTATTTCCAAGTAATAATTTATTATCGATGGATTTTAAATAAAGATGTAATAATTGCCTACCACATTTAAGACATTTTAATGTAGTATTCATTAATCTATTTCTCCAGTACGAATATATTTCTGAGTATTCTTTAATATTTTTTTGTTTACCGGACCATCTCTCCAAAATGGTTTATTAACTTTATGTTTGCCAAATTCATTCTTATTTTTTAATATATTGTTACATCTATTGCCTCTACATGGCGTTGTGGTACCCTTGATAATTGGAGATAATCCTGCACCAACCAATTTTATTAGTTTTGGTTGATTACACCTAGGACAATCAACCAAAGGTTGTGCTGACATTGCATGAAAACTTTCGAATTCATAACCACAAGATTGGCATTCATAATCAAAATGTGGCAATTATTTTCTCCCGGAAAAGAATGAATGTCTAGATCGTTTTTTGATGGGTGTATTATTTTCATATTTCTTAGTTCTTTGATCAACTGTATGTAAATTTGAATTATTCCTCTGAACACGATCTGATCGAATTATTTCTGTAGACCCATTGGTTTTTAGAAATTGCATCTTTTGTCCACGATAAGGCATTTTAGCATCAATTTTTTGTATTGAATCTTGGGGGATTTCAACAATATCTTCTAAAGGATCAATTTCATGAGCTAATTTATTTAAATGCTCCACATCTAAATCTTCAACCAAATTATCATCAATTCCATCATCATCAACTGTAGAGCCAGTGCTTACAAATTGATCAATAAAACTTTTTGCAACATTGTCCCAATTTGTATCTTTATATTTGTCACCATCTGATGTATAACCAAACAGACATTTCCATATTTTTTTAAACATTACCCAATAATCCCAAGAGAGTTATCTATTCACAGCTACTCCGTTATACGTCCTAAGATGATTTTTGTTCCATAAAAGTTCCTTTTTTCCTAGCGAAATTGCAAAGATTTTGGCAATCTTGTCCTGTAAATCTTCCTTCAATTACTTCCTGTTTTAATTGATCTTTAATAGCTTGTATTGCTCCTGGTGATTGTCCATCGGTTTTCTCCATGTTTTCGAATTATTGACTCAAGAAAATTACGATTTGTTATATTAGATGTTTGGTTAAGAGGATCATCATCATTCCATGATCTATTTAATTCTGCTGTTTTTATTTCTACAATGTGAGCACCACAATTATGGTGACAGTCTCCTTGTAATTTATCTAGAGCTTGTTCGTCTAGGTTTCCAGTATCAACAACGAAGATTGTTACTTTGTGAAGTTTAACGTTATTCACTTATATTTCTCCACTAATTGTCTCACTCATTAGATAATCTGCCGTATTTGTGTCCGGTGATATCAAGAAATTTAGACATTCACGATTTCCTAAATCAAAATGGAGTTTCGTTGTCTCCAACTTCAGTTTTCGCACCGCTACATATTTCTCTAAAATGACATTTTTTACAAGCTCGTTCATTATCGGTATGCTCAAAATAAGATGGATCATTTCTGTTTTCGTGAGCTTGTGTTAATAATGGATATTCACTCCGGATTATACCAGCTTGCCGTTGCATATGTCGCATAGTAACTTCTAAATGGGGTGTAGCCTGCTCACCTAACTCTGTATAAGCGGCCAAATAAACGGGTGTAATTATAATATCATCTGGTTTGGTGGCCCATTTTTTCTTCAATGCATACATAGCGTAAGTGACCAGTTGATCGATTACGCTATCATTAACCTTGCCAGTTTTCCAATCCAATAAATATACTTTACCTTGATAAATAAAACCGCAGTCAATTTTAACAGTGACTTCTTCTCCAGTATTTAATTGAAATTTTTGAAAATCTTCAAGAGAAAGCCAAGCATCTGCTTCTAATTGACATAAAATTTGGAATAACGGCATATCATAAAATGCTTTGAGTGATCGTAGTACTTTTTGTTTATATTGTTTTATACTATCTGGCTGGATTTCTTCTTGATAGAAATGTTCTGCTAGATTGACATTTTGTTTCGGATTAACTTGCCACCGTTTATCTATAGACTGTTTCCATCCTTTTCTCAACCTTTGTGTTGCATGTTTCTGTGCTGATTCTAGTGAACACCATTTTCCTGTCGCGCGACCCTCTAATATAATTTCTTCTATAATATCGTGAACTATACTGCCGACCCACATAGGTAAATTGGTCATATTTTTGAGCATGTATGCACGTTGTTTTTCTTGTGGTGCGCTAGATAACCATCCTTCCCATGCTTGATAATATGTAAGATAATATTTCCAAGGGCATTCACGTAAAATTTTCATGCGAGATTCGCTCCACGCATATGATTGTTTAATTTTGCTCATTATTATTCAACCCAAATCGGTGCTTCTACAGTTTTTCCGTGTTTTGGATGCATTAAGAAAAATGTCTGTTGTGGTTTTTCAAATGGTGCTTTAATACTAACGGCATACGGGTTATACCCAACAATCGATCCATTTCCTACAAAATTTCTCGCAGACAATCTTTGATGCCAATGACCAAAAACATCTATATCAGCTCGTCTGGCTTTATTCCACTCCGCAATAGCTTTATTCAATGGAATAGTTATGCCACCAATACCACCAGCATAACGAACGTAATTGCCATGATGAAACCTCAAATCATATCCATATATATTTAAATAATTAAAATATCCCCTGGACAATTGAAATTCTACTATGTCCGATCTTTCATAATGGGACATCAAAAAATTATATATTAACCATTCAAAACTATTTTCGACACTAGTAGCAATTCGTATTTTATCAGTAGTTCTGCCATGATTACCTACATTAGTAACCACAATTATTTTCCTAAATTTACCATGCTCTACTAAAAAATTAATGGCAGAAACGCACATCTTATAAACATCTATACTCGCTTCTACTGGTGACAGAGCATTTCCTTCCATTAACTCTTCGTGAATATATCCATTAATCAGATCGCCACCAAGCCATAATACTAATGTGTGGATACTTGATCGACTTCTACACATTTCAATTAATTTTAATCCATTACGAAAAATATTATCAAATCTTTTCCTTGCTATTTCAGTATTATATTCATTCAAATTGTCAATAGTCCTCGGATCAACCGTCTCTTCATAATGTAAATCAGAACAACATATTATTGCAGTCGATTCAGAGTTTTTGCCATCTTTTATAACTTTAATTTCTTTATGATTAATAAGTTCCAAGTTTCGACTAAATAAATGCATGGTGTTAAGTCGTTGTTTCTGGATTTCAAATATCCTTAATAATTCATCGTATTTTTTCTGAAGTTCTCTCTTGTCCCTTACAACAGACTTAAGTTTAGCATCTAAGCCAATTTGTTGGTCTGGAGATAGAGATGGTGTTCCTGGAATATATCCTTTGTCTACAGCTTTATTATATCTACTACTAAGCGTTCTTCTTGCAATTTTGAGTTGTTTAGCCGCTTCAGTAATAGAACTATATTTTGCGACAACATCAATGGCTTCTTGTAATTTATCCATTTATGCGCCTTTCTCTGTTATTTCACAGGTTCCATTAGGACAATCATTAACTGATGCCCGTTCTTTGGTTTCTTCTAAGTGATTTTTTGCTTCAGATAATGGAAGTGGAACAAGTGGTGATTCACCCCTACTACCGTTTCTGTAAATTGTAATACCTTTAAGTTCTCTAATATAACTTAATATATCTTTAGATAATTGATCCACTGAATAATCTTCTCGCAAATTAATAGTCTTAGAAATAGAATTATCTATGTGTTTTTGACAAACTACCTGCATAGCAAGATGTGCTTCGGGAGGAATGTCATGCGCGCTTTGAAAATGCTCAATCGATTTACCATCCTTTAAAAACTGTTTTAACAAAGGATGCACAACTACTTCTACCGATTGATCTCTTTTTTCATCTTTGTGGATATTATTATGTTCATTAAAACGTCTTTCATATATTGGTTGAAAAAGTGGTTCAATACCAGATGAACAACCTGCCACAATAGATATTGTTCCAGTTGGAGCCACACAAAGTAAAGCACAATTCCTAATACCATGTTCTTTTATTAAACGATGAAATCTACGAGTTAGACATTTTTTCACAAATCCAGTTTTTACGTGTTGATCTGTATCTAGATTATGGAACGATCCCTTTTCAATGGCAATTGCAATACTAGCGTGATATGCTTGTTTCTTGATAAAATCCATTACTTTATCCACAACGTTTCTTGCTTCTTGACTAGAATATTTTAAGCCAAGTTCTAACAACATATCATGAAGTCCCATTACACCCAAACCAATTCGTCTATTTCTTTGAGATGTTTCTTGTATTATAGGCAATGGATAATTATTTTGATCTAACACATTGTCAAGAAATCTAACTCCTATAGCAACTGTTTCTTCAAGTAAATCCCAGTCAATATTTTCATTAACAATGTGAGTATGCAGATTAATTGCTCCCAGATTACAACAATCCGCATGGGACAACCATTGCTCGCCACATGGATTAGTGGACAATAAATCACACTTATAACTTATGGTATTCATTTCATTGGCTAGACTGTAATTAAGTAGTCCCGGTTCACCGCTTAACCATGAATTGTATATAATTTTATCCCAGATATCTTGGGCAGACATTCGTCCACGTTCTTCACCTTGCCACTTAAACACTACTTCCTTTTTGCTGTCAAGCAATTCTAAAAATTCATTGTCAATCAAAACAGATATATTAGCATTCTTTAATTCTTTTTTATCTAATTTTACTTCCATAAATTCTCGAAGATCAGGATGGTCATATCTCAAACAAAAGAGTATGGCAACTCTTCTACCACCTCCTTCTTTCAATTCATTACCAACGGCATTGATAGCCCGCATTAGACTAACAGCACCAGTAGCTTCCCCTCCGGTACCACGGATTGCACTACCTCTTGGACGTATTTTGGAATTGTGTTGGAAAAATCCATCACCGATAAATGTATGTGTAGATGTACTCATAGCGATAAGTTTTTGTTCTCCAATATACTCTATCGAATGAATTTTAACATGCTTGTTGTTTTTACTATAAATTTTAGCGCCATTCCAAATACTATCACAATTTGGCCATATTTTAATTGTTTGACAATTAGCAAGAACCTTCATAGAATCCCATTTAGAAGACATAACATATTGGTAACAATTATTTGTGCTATTTTTATATATCTTATAATTAATGTCCAGGCATTTTAAGATATGGCCAATCTTGTCAAATATTGGTCCCCTATTTTGTCCTATGCTTAATCTTGAATTATATTTTCTACCCCCATCTTTCAGAATTGGTTGGTCTGAATAAGCACCCTTTAATATTTCACCCAACCATGCACAAGATTCTATGTCATACGAATTAGTTGGCCATGGATCACAGGCGTATGCTAATACATGGTTTATGGTAATGTCTTGAGCTTGCACCCAATCAAAACTGTCTTTTTTGTGTTTATAATTTTTCTTGATTTTTCTTGCCAATATGGGGTGAGTAGATGAGACAATCATTTCTCCTTTTTCTGTTGTGATTTTATATGATGGCAGAATAATTGGGTTAACAGAAAGCACTTCTGCTGGTCGTAAATGACGACCAGAACTATTATTTTCTTCATCTACTCCAATAATTTTATCACCAACATTCAATCGCTCAAGTGGTATCCATTTAAAGTTTCGTGTTAATACCTTAGTTTTGGGGCTCATACAAAAGTTAATACCAACTCCACCACCAGTACCAGATATGATAGTGAAAGCCCTTAATGTATCTCCCCATCCTTCTCTGGAATCAATATTCTCATCACAATAAACAAAACAATTAAGTAACTGTCCTCTTGGGCGACCTGCTCCACGCCATATTCTTCCGCCAGGAGAAAAACGATTAGTTTGTAGTATTTCTAGAAAACGTTCAAAATATTCATCACGTTTAACACCAGACTCGGCATCCGCCATTGTTTTAGCCACTCGTTTACATGCCTGTTCAAATGTTTCTTCTGGATGAATAGCATATCTGTCTTTAAAGATACGTTCGGCAAAACCGATTGGTTTATACGTTGGGAGCCCCATTAATTATCTATTCCTTCGATTTGAATATTTCCAGCATTGTCAAATTGATACCTATCATCGCCTGGCTGTTTTTGTAGATATCCAGAAATAATTAATTTAAATGGAGCCAAAAAACGATCATAATATTGTTCAACCACTCCATAAGACGCCGAATCTGCTTCTCGTAATATAAACCAATTTTCTATATTATCATGTCCAACATCTGCTATGAATTTTCTTATGGTTTGTTCTTTAAACGATCCAACAAGGTCATACATATGCATTGATATTAAACGACAAACTCTATCAATTAAATATTCATTGGCTCCCCACTCAACCAATTTAGTTTTGGCAATTCTAACAGATTTATTTACATGACCAGGAAACTTTGATATTTTTTGATTGTCTAATGATACAATCTCATACTCATATTTACCTAAATCATGAAAAAGGCCAGACAGCAAAGTTATCCTATTCTTTATTCTTAACATATCTAATACAGTCATCGTATGTTCCCATACGGATTTTTTATCTCGTTGTATAACTGTATGACTAGCTTTTAATTCAGCAAATTCGTTGTTGGTGTCTTTCCAATAATCGCTAGGATTATCAGCAGATAACATACCATTGATAACTATATTAACTTGATTCATGGATAATTTACCATGTTTTGATTTATAAAATTCTTCGCAGTTTTCATAGAAATCGCATATGCAAGATGCGGAATGATCTGACCATTAGTCAATGTTTCTACGCAGAATGGAATTCCTATCATATAATAATGGTCGTTGTATTTTTTAAATAATCCGCCACCACTTGAACCAGGAGCAACTTGTGCTGTATGTCCATAAACTATAAATTGTTCCAGATCATCATTATTAATAAGTATTTGTGTTATAATACCGGCAGTAGGTATCGGAATGTTGCCGAGTTGGCACCCAACAGCAAAAACGTCATCAAAAACACGAACTTGTTCTAACATTATATTATCTGCTAACCGTGCGACAGCCAATTTTCGTGCAGTCTTGAGCGACAATAATGATAAATCGCGATTTGTATCTTCAGCTATTACATCAACATCGTATTTATGATAATCTCTATTTTGATGATCAAAAACTATTACTTTGCAACCGGTGTCTATTTTTTCTATATCAATTTTTCCTGTTAATGAATCAATATTTTCTATAACAACAATAAATCTAGTACGTGTTATATGTGCGTTTGTTAATATAAGATATTCTAATACATTGTTCAAATCCGTTTCTAAATAACCAATGATAGTTCCGGAACCACCACTATGGTGTGTTTGAACAAGAACAATCGTATCGCGTATTTCTTTCTGTCGGAGACAGATTTCATCTATTAATTCTCTATTATCTTGTGCGGGAATTTTATTTGTTAGACCAATAGATAATATAAATATTGCGACAAGGGCATAAACAGAAATAAGCTGAATGCAAAGTTTCATATATTCTCCCTGTCAATGAATTATGATCCGAATTCTTGAACTGCCTCGATCGCACCGTTTATACCAGATGCAATTAGAGTAATAATTAGCTCATGGTCTTCATTAATATCTAAATTAATAGTTCTCAAATATCTTTCTAAGATATCAACAACAGTTAAACAGTAGATTCGATATTTAGGGGCTAAACGTGTATTTATTAATACTCTAGCACCAGCGAAATCAACATGATCCGAAATAATTAAAAAATCTTTCAAAACAATTAGATATTCTTCAATAGCTGTAGCATCATCCTTTGATACGTTCGTCTCTACCAAAATTATTCGAGTAGCCAATTTTGATAATAGATGAATATCCATCTCCAATTGCTCAGTATTATCTCCCCAATTACTGGTACCAAAGAGGGCACAGCCGGTTGTTGGTAGTGCAATAATTATCGTTAATATTAGAGCAATTAACCTTTTCATTTTTTTTACCTTTCCTTAAAGAAGAAGCAGATCAATTTACCGAATATTTATACACCAGTTAATGATTCCGATTTATCTCTTTCACGTTTTTTATAGCGCTTATACTTCTCCAATTTATTTCCATTCTCATCCTTTTGAGAACCATATTTCCATGTACGTTTTGGTCGCTGCGAATTCTTTGGTTGTACGGAGTTACAATCAATCTGATAATATTCTCCACATTCTACCTTACCAGTTGTCGAATTCATATGCTTAACTTTGCATGTACCATGGCATCGCAATTGATGACCACCGCCACATGAACACAAATCAACGCCCAACAATCGTTGTAGTCTTTCTCTTTTTTTTCTTTCATTATTTTTACCTTTGTTGCTTTTTTCATTCATTATAATTTATTCCAATCAAATTATACATAGTCGCTTCATTTTATCAATTGCTTTATGCTTGATGCGGTGAACTGTCGATGGTACAATTCCATATTTTTGGGATATTTCTCTCATCGTCTCTTTACCGAAAAATGATCCTACAATTACATTACGTTCCATACATGTTAAACATTCCATCAAATCTTTAATAATTAACTTTAAATCTGAATTAACGTTGTGCTCGGAGAGATCAATCATCATATCTATTGGAATTATTTCAATTCGTTTGAATCTATTTTCCGCATCACGCATATGTCGAAAAACTCCAGATAATCTAGAATAAAGAAAAGTCATAAATGATCCAGTATGATTATAACAAATCATACATTTCAATAATTCTTCAAGAGCTTTATTTTTTAGTTCTTCAATTAAGATATTTTTTGCACCAATTCTAAAAGCTAATTGGTGTATTAATGGAGCATACTGGAAACGAGCCAAATCGAAATATGCTTTTGTTATGCGACGACGTACTCTCATCATTTGTTTAATTCCTGGACAATGGACCGCTCTAAGGATGGTGTCCAAATACCATCTATCAAACCAATTTTAATTGCTTGTTTTGGGGATATCCATGCTGTTTCGTCCATTAATTTAATCAACTGTTTCATTGTAATTTTAAGTCTTTTAGAAAGACTAACCAATTTTGTACGATAATCATTTAACAAATAAGTTGTCATTTTTTTGTGTTGTTCTATTGGTTCAGAAACATTTTGAATACTGATGGAATGCAACATTAATGATGAATTTGGAGTAGCATATCTATGTCCATTAGTTCCAAAAGCGGCAATGATAGCACCCATTGAATATCCATGCCCACGTACAATAGTATAAATTGGACATCCGCACGTTAACATTTGGTCAATTATAGCATAACCAGAAGCAAAACACCCACCATGGCTATGAATATATATATATACCGGTTGTGATTCGGTGGCTAGAAATTGCAAATAGCTGCATACGTGTGCTGACATTGTTTCATCAATTTCACCAACAATTAATATACGACGTGTTCGTATCAAAAATTCTTCTACCATTTCGTCTAGTTGAATAGGTGTAAGTGTTTCTATATATGTTTCACGTCCTATATTGGGCTTACGACCATTCCACTGTTGTTTTTTATTGATTTTCACATTTTTCTCCAAAAGGATGATGGCGTTTATAAACATCCATTAACATGTTATTATTAATCGCTAAATAATTTTGTGTTGTTGATAAATGCTGATGTCCTAGTAAAATTTGTATAAGTTCTAAATCTACGCCACGATTCATCAGTGACGTAGCACAACTTCTACGTAATGTATGAGCAGTAGTATGTTTAATATTTGCTCGACGAGAAAGGGACATAAGCATATCGCTAACAGTACGACGGGTAATCCTTTTATTATTTGATTGAACAAATAATGCATTCGCATCAGATCGACGGCCATTATTTATGTAATCAATAATAGCTTTAATACATCTTGATGTAGTTGGAACTATCCGTTCACGCCTACCCTTACCTATTATTCTTATTTCGCGTTTGTTGAAATTTACATTTTTGAGATTTAGACTGCATAACTCAGATACTCGTAAACCACTATCGTAAAGAGTCAGTATAATTGCCACATTACGGCGAACGTTAATTGCTCGCCATGTAGATATATCTTGTTCCAAAATATCCAAAAGAATATCAACATCTGAGGGATTAAGAGCATTCGGTGTTCCCCTTTCTATTCGAATTGAATTCATGATATTTAGAATATTGGGATCAAGATATTTAAGGCTAATGAGATGGTGACACAAACAACGAATTGACATATATTTTCTGCGTATTGTCGTAGATTTAAGTTTACGCGATTTTAAATAATCAATAAATATCTCGATTGACCTAGCCGTCACCTCTTGTGTCCCTAGGAATGTCAATAATTCTTGTACGTCATAGACATATGACGATAATGTCTCTTTTGATAAACCAAGTTCAGTCTTAATATATATTTTAAAATCATCCATGAGAAATTGTTTCATGTCAATCCTTTCATTTTATTGTACACCAAAGCTCAATTTATGTTCCGTAAATATTTTTATTATATTCATTTATTATGATTAGATTCTACTCCTTTTGTGCCATCATCTAAATCAACAATATTTAATCCATGTGCGAATAATGGCGCTTTTTCTTGTAAAATACGACATACCTTTATTGCTAAGGCACGAATCTCAACATCTGCCGCTGGATTGGCACGTAATTTAATCAAATGACGCAAAGCTCTGGCGTTCATACTAACCACCATTTTCGTTTCAGTAGCATTGGGCAATACCGATCTAGCAGCTTGTCTGGCTTTCTTGCGCCTTTCTAGTTTACTATCAATATTCTGGTACATATCCGAAAGTTTTTCTGTTAATATCTCATACAATTGTCGAGATTTTTCGCAATGTTCAATCCATGTTCTATATGTATCCGGGTCAATTTTTGCAAGTTCTTGAATGGCCGGAGGAATGATAAAAGACACACTTGAAGAATCACAGTAGCGCTGAGACAATTGTGAGTATGATGCAATCCTGTGACGAACCAATTCATGTGAACATGAACGAGAAATATTCCAAATAGCAAAATTAAACTGTGAGTGTTCTAAAACAGATGTGTGTCCAATGTCAATTAGATTCTTAATATGATCGCTGTGAGACCTCCCCGTGGCTTCTTCCCCATACTTAGGCCATGACTGATAACACATCCTTCCAGCTAACTCAACCAACCATTCACCATCATCGTCACCAAAAGACATCATCGACTTAAGTTTATCGGTAAATTCTGGCCACGAATAACCGTGATCATCAAGAAATTTCATTACCCCATCAATTTCAATGATTGGTTTACCAATCAACGCTACTTCTGGCTCAGTGATAAACTCACCCATCAACCTTTCCTTTCATTGTCAAAATATTTTTCAACAGATACATCCAACCGCTTCGCTTGTTGTCCTGCTTGTATTAATTTTCTTCCAATAACAATTGCCTCTTCTCCGGTAAAATCTAACGGAAAAAATCCTTTAGTCAAATGCTTATGTCTTCTGTAATCATAATAAATATTGACACATACGTCTGGTCCATCTCCCCATGTACATGAAATGTCTATTTTATCTCCAGTTGTGAGTTCCATATTTTACCTTTTTATTTAGTTAATTTCCAACAATTCCCGTTTACAATAAGTTTCAAATTGTTGTCTTGAGCGAATTTATCGGTCACAAACATAACTGATCCCCAAGAATAATCGTGACCACCTAATGTTCCACCCAGTTTAATCTTAGGCCACCAAGCTTCCATGTCCCTTTTCACATTTTCTGCTACGTGAGAAGCATCAATAAAGCAAAAATCTACACTTCCATCATCAAACAGACTAGCTGATTCCGCGCTATCTCTTTGAAGAACAAATATGTTATCAATGAGTCCCAGTTTTTTCATGTTTGTTTCAAAAATTTGTCGCATATCTCTTGACTGTTGCGACTTAGTAGCTGGATCACGAGGACTACCACCTTCACAATTATCAACTGTGTAGTACTCATTATTATTGTTTTGACAAATAGGTGCCATAACAGCAGTACATCTACCAGCAAAAAATCCTAATTCCACAACTATTCCATTATGAATATTATTACATATCTGTCTTACAAATTGTGCATCTTGTGCTGAAAACCAACCTTCTATATCATCCCATTTCATACTTTCATCCTTCGTTTTTCTATAACCCGTTTAATCAAATTTAACATAGGAGTCACTTTGTTACATTCTAACATTTGCGTATATGGTTTGTCGCATGAAACTAATGGGCAAGAACTTTTTTTTAGAATTGCTTGACAGCCATTGTCAAAATCCCGATCTTCGCAGGTAAAATGTTGACATAAAGCGCACGAATCACAACTTATCTCCAAAATATTACTATTATCATCACGTAAACAAGCCATATCTAATTTTATTTTATGTTTCTTTAGATTAATTGGCAATAATCCAGTCCATTTTTTCAACGAATGACGCAAAGCATATCTCTTAGATACTCTATCTGCCGGTGTTCTATAAAATTCTCTCTTCCACGAAGCTAGACTCATCTTTTTCCCTTTCTTAATTCAGCCAACATTTGACACCTTTCTTTTTCTACTTTCTTTAAATCTATATTAAAGAATTCTGCCAAGAGTTCTTCTGTGTTTAAATATATTGGGGAATATTCCATTTCACCTTCTCCTTCAACTAATTTACATATTGTCATTTCTTTAAAATATTGTAACCATTCTAAAAATTCACCAATAACCTGAGACTTATCTTTTACTTCCGCCATTTTTTCACACTCTGAATATTTCATTTAACTATCATCCCATTTAATTTACAAAAATTATCATATTTCTTTATTTTGTCTAAAAAATCATACATTTTTTTATACCATTCTGTATAAATGAAACTTAATAATTTATACATTAGATAATCACCACACTTGTTTACATAAATAACAGATATTTCATTAATCCATTTATTTTTACGACGACAATCAATGATAATCAATTTATCAACCTTATTACGAATTCTATATCTAACTCTAAAATTTCCACTAATCATTGTTGGTGGTCTCATTTCTAGTTTTCCTTCTGTTGTTCCCTGATTCTTGCCAATTCCCCCTCCTCATAAGCACAATAATCACAACACATGTGTTCTAGCGTATCATAGCATACTCCACACAGATAAAAATCATGAATTTTAGACCTGTTTTTAGATGTGTTGTTTACAACAGTCAAAACTGTAGCGCTATTACCTTCAGTAATTGTTTTATAACAACCACGATATTTATGGTCTTTTCTTGTTCTTTGAACACGTTTAGTACGCATTGTCCAACATTCTGATGGTGATATACCTGGTTTTTTCACCTTTTAATCCTTCATGGTATAACTCAACTTAATTCCACCAAATTCACTTGGCGCAATAACAGCTAATTGTTGTATTACTCTTTGTCGTAAATCAACAGCTATATCTAATACAGTTTTCAACTCTTTTAAAGTAACTGTATCCGCTGTTTTGTGAGGAAACACCAGTTTTAACAATCCAGACCCAATTCTGACTAATGATCGCTGATTACGCTGAGACATTTGACCAAAATCAACGTTACCAAGAATTAAAGATGCATAGCTTCTATCTCGCATTTTATGTATTATTTCACTCAAATAATCAGCCATAAAACCGTGTTGTCTTGCTAAACGTGCTTCGCATATTTGTGGTATTTTCCACCCAGGTATAAAACCGTGAATGCGATCTAAAAAAGCTCGATCTTGATTGATCATTGATGGTAACGGAGCAAACAAATTCCTGTATCTGGCGGCAACAATTTTTTGCTTACGATCACAATCGATATTGCCAGCAAACATTGTAGAACAGCCAGATGAAAATTCAGCGGTACCCCTACCGAACCGACCGCTATTCATGAAATCCTTTAACATATCAGCAAGATCATTTTGGCTTGACCATTTATTCCCACCGCGTCCACTAGCAAATTCATCGAACATAACAACATCTTTATAGCCAACCAAACCAAGTTGACGCCTTAATTTATCATAAAATAATGATGCTACAGTGGTTTGACCACCAGATACCACAAAACCATGAGAACTTAAGGACTGATAAGCAAACGTTTTCCCTGTCTCTGGTGGGCCAAGTTCTATCATATTAATATTAGATTCGATAAATGGAACTAATCTTACTAAATATAACCATTTTTCTGTATCAGAGAGATAATCAGGATCAAAACCGATGCTGGTAATAAGAAGATTAATCCATTCGTCATCGCTAAATTGTTCACGACGACTTATCCAATTATCAACATTAATGTTAATGATTTGAATTGGCCTGAACTCAGTTACCAAAAATGGATATAGTCTTTTCCTGATAGAGTAGGACTCATCATAAACAATTTTGAACACGCCCCACGCACCTGATGTGAGCAAAATTTCTCCATATTGAGCAATTATTTGTGGGTTAATTCTCACATACTGATTACCGAGCGCCGTCACATCAACCCAATACTCATCCTTTGCTTCGTCGAGCCTACATCGAATATGGCCTATTAATACAAATTCACCACGTTCCCTGATATGACTTTTAACCAATTCCTTTTGATCAGAATCCATAAAATGGTCATTTAATAATTTACTAATTTTCTCCAAACCAATAGTTGGATTTGATGGATCAACCATTTGGGATAACAAATAATCGATTACAAAACTTGGCAATTTTCTCCACTGATCGTCCCATTTAGACATACTCTTATCAATAATAATTCCTGGTTCACGAAATATAACTCGCAATTTATTTTTTTCTTTTTCCCCAATCATCAATCTCCCTTTTAATTAATGTTATCAAAAAGATCTAAAGCATCTGATCTTTCAACAACAAGCTCATTTTCATCCATGATAGACTTAGGAATCGTCATATTAAATTCTATTAAATTCTCCAGACACGCAAGATGCATCCCGCCCATCAATCCTTCTAAATCCGCAGAATAATTACAATCATCATCCCCCGGACCACAATACGTCATCTGATTACCCCAGAAGATTAATTCATCGCACATTATTTTTTGATGACATATCAAACAATTCATTAAATAATCTCATCTTAAAAAACAATCCCCAATAGAGCCCGATTCGTTCAATTCATGGTCGAGCGAAGCACAGGAGCCCAGGAACAATGGATGACGGCACACGAATTCACACACAGAGGAACGCTGTAGAGGCCCGTGGTGGTCTCAGGTGTGACCGGATGACTCAGGAAGGCAAGGATGACCCGTAGAACTCAACAGCAACGCTCTTACGAATTAAAAGAGGCGTTCTTAACAGACTCATCCAAGATAAACTTAAGAATCGTCCAATAAACCCCATACACCAATCTTACCCATCAAACGACCGCATTTAGCATCAATGATCGTGCCAGCAGATTGAATTTCGCCCAAATCGTTAATATAAAGATTCTGATGTGGCGTATTACTCACTAATTTATTCGCCAAAGACAATAGGTGTTGAGATAAAATTCTACAATCCTGAGCCAACCCATCGCGCGCTATTTGAATTTGAATGTCAACCTTTTCTTTAATGTTCATTTCCTTTTCCTTACCTTTGACCAATAACAGAGAAACTTATTACCATTCCTTGTTTACCACATGCGCTAAATAATTCTAGTACCCATTCTGGTGCTTTCCACCTACCTGACGAAATAGACCCATTTATAATACGCTGCTCTATCATTTCCATCTTGAATATCCTTCAGATAAACCAAATAACCGCATTAATTGATCAGATAAATATGTGCGCGCAGAACGCTTTACTTTTAAATCGCTTAAACTTGCGCTTATAGATATTATTAACTTTAGTATTTATCTGAAACATTTATTTACCAATCACATTAATTATTGTAATCTAATTTGTTGTGTTAAATTTCAATGACTTATGTATTACTATAAAGCGCAAGACAGAGAAAATGTAGTGTTAAGGGTTGGCGCAATGCAACAAAGTGATAAGAAATCTTATAGCTAATTTAGCTAGCCAGCAATTTAGTACAAGAAAAAGTTCAATACTTTTACAGTATAGAGAGGCCAAAAACGAATAAGTATTCCAAGAAAAATATTAAAAAAATAAAAAAGGTTGAAAAATATTGAAATTTTATATCAAATCTTTTATATATCAATTTGTGCTGTATTCTACTCACACCTATTTTTTCTTGTCATGCGATTCCGGACTTAAATTATGGTGATGATATTTATTGGCAAATAATATTCCTATAATGCGCTTGGTTGCGCTCCCAATCAATGTTTTTGTGATTGGGCCATGAGCGCGAATTGTTTCTCTAAGTCCGCCCATGATTAATCTACTAATTTGTTTTTGTTCTATTTGTTTTTTGTTCACCAATTTCTCCTGTTTTGAAAACACGCACAATAAACTGCTTCGATAAAAAGATCGAAAGAACCACTGCTCAAGGTCTAAATTAGAGAGGGGATTCTTGTTTTGATGCTACACAGAAACCAGCAACGAATGCTGCTACTTCATCTAATGTACTAAATAAGGATATTGGGCATTTATCTTGGGTACATGCCGATTGATGGTGATATATAATTTCTCTGACTTTTGGTTTCGTGTCATATTTTTTTGGTCCGACAGCAAATCTGTGGTATGGGTGTTCTGGTGCATCTACAATAATTAGGGCTAAACCTATTTTTCGTATTCTGGATCGAAATTTTTCATATACGCCTACTACTGTTGATTCATACATAATATTATCCTTTCAGTTCAGCCACTCTTCTTCTGGCGGACGATACCATATCTAAATATGTGTGGATATTTTCTCTCAATGCTACATCCCCTCTACGGGCTTCAGCCAATGATTCTAATGCTGCAACTAATGTTTTATATGCTTCTATTAAATCTATGTCAGAACATTTTAAAGCTCTACAGCAGAATTCACATTTTTGTATACCTTGACATACCATTTGTTTACTCGCTTTTTAATCGGTATATTTGTTGATCCCATCCGGAATATAAAATATTTGCAGGATATTCTTGCAATAATTTTTGACATTTATTGCATGGTTTTGCCATTGACAATCCAAAGATGTTTATTCTTATCACAAGAATTATTATATTTTTGAATCTATCAAAGGCTCTAAGTTTATTTAATTTTTGTATAAGAACTTCTTCTGCGTGTTGTGTAAATTTTTTGGGATTGCCAGATATGCGCTTGTTGTGGGCAAAAGCTATTATTTGGCCAGAACTAGTTAGTGCGATTGCTGCAACTTTTGCCTTTTTAACATTAGAATAATTTGCGACCCTAATTGCTTTTTCTGGTACTATCATATATTTATCAGCTATGGTTTGAAGGTGACACCTATAGATGGATGACTCTTAATATCTGTTATTATTTTATTTTTTAACCATGCTTCTAGATTATTAAGATATTCTTGAGATACACGAGTCATGGGTGATCCAGAGCGTAAGTCTTTAAATCTGGTTAAAATAAATTTTTTAGTTGCCGATTTGTTAAGAAGATTTGTCACTTGGTTACCTCCATAAGACGTATATCTAAATTTTATTTTTATTATCTCATCTTTAATTGTTGGTTGACGAATAACTGGATTTTATTTTGTTGTTTACTCCACTCCGGGAAATCTTGTAATAATCTTTTACATTCTGGACATTCGCATTCAAACGGTGCTAACTAATTATCTAATTTTGACCATACCTCATGCCGATTAATAATCGCGCCTTGTTCATATAACAATTTTTCTATTTGTTTTTGTTGTGATTCCCATGGTTGGTGGGTGTTTTGTGGCTTTATAAGACCAATTTTCAAATTCTTCCCAGACTTTTTTCCAATCAACTTTTGGCTTAGCCATTATCTTCCCCCTCGTTGTAGATTTCGATTTCTGGTTGCTGCTCGTTGATAGTATGCTGGTTTATTCTTCTGGGAGGTACGAGTACCCAGTGCTTTTTCTACTTCGCCTATAAAATTGGCGCATTCAGGCCCAACGAATCCTTCACCATCGATTGAACAATTACCTTCCTCATCAATGTCTATAACGATCTTTTTTTGCGGTGTCACGATGTACTCCCTTCTTCCTTGTTCAAGAAACTCATTATTGCTCTTACTAAAGCTTCTGGTAGACAAATTCTTTTTTCTGGGTGGTACCCATTTTTTGATTTTTCAATAAAAAATATACCATCATCAGTTTTCCAAATACCATATGTTACTGAACGTTGTGGATAAACACCATCTTCATCATTAATGCTTGTTACAACTTCAGCGTCCGGTGGGAAATCACGATTCCATCTCCTTCTAGTATCATTTCTTTCTCTTGATGATCGTTTCAAAAATTCATTTATTTGATTAAGTGTCCATGTCATTTTATCTATGCTCCGCTTTATCTAGGAGTTCTTCAAAAAACTCTTGACTTCCCCTACCCGATTTTTTCGCCAATGCGTCAGAAGCATCACACACATCTAATACACGCCGTCCCATTTCCTCAATCGTTGAATGGACGGAATTAAGCGAGACACATTTGCGCAATTTAGCTTTGGTAAGATAGCACATACTACAATTTTCTACAGAAATGGTAGCATCGCTTTTCCAGGCGACTTCAATCTCTACTCCATATACACCGTGGATATGGACTATAAAAAATGTTGGTTTGATTAAATCACGGATTTCTGAGATGATTCCTTTTCTAGTCTTTAATTTTTGTTCAATCGTTGGTATTCGACTATATAAGGATTCTTTTGTTATTTCTGCTGCTCTACTGATGTAGTAGCAATGTTGACATACCATATGATTTAACGGCGCCATATGGCATTCGGCTTTCTTAGCAGGTATCCTTATGCCGCATAAGGTTGTTGCCATTTGCGGGTCTTGTAATATTGAGTCCACTTTGTGGACTCGGTGCCACTTACCATATCGCCTAAATACTTTCATTATATTGCTCTTTTTGTCAATCTAGGTCTACTTCTTTGGAATTAAATAATGCCTGTAGATAGGGTTCTGATGAATTTTGGCCCAATTGCTGTGCTGCTTTGTCAGCCACTTCTCTTAAAGAGAGACAGATATTTGGGTCAGAACAACATCTATTCTCATCTCCTCTCTGTTGTGCTTCAATACAAATATGGGGACGATTTGCGTTCTTTTTACATTGTCTACACTGATACATTTTTTATCCTTTCAATATGGATGTTTATCTGCTTCGCAGATTAAGCACTGTTCATGACTGTACGGATGCTTTTTCCAATCTAACTTATCAATGTTTTCACCTAGGAATTTTCCGCATCTTGTTTGTAGATTGCCATCTCGTATATCAAATATTTTATGGTATTTATTTGTTGTTAATGGTTTACGAAACCATCTACCATATTCGTCTCCTTGCGGCTCGTTTTCATAGGATTTCATAGTTCTGAGTTCTGAGGTAACAGTTGTTTGGGCTATAGCCGAAATTGTTAAGCTACAACTTTTGCACTAATCCAAAATCCTATTTATTGCGGTCATTTTTTTCCCCTATGAATGCTTGGACACATTGTCTACAGCAATTAAATTGTAGATGATGATGGTTTATTTCTACCTTTAAGTCCCAAGCCACTTTTCTACCGCATAAAGCTTTTGTGTCAGCGCCTCCACCTAGTTTTAATCCACTATCTGTTAATTGGCGTATGTGCCATGGACTAGTTGCTGTGGCATATTGTATTTCGCAAAAAGCAAATTTCATAATTCTATATCGCATTTTTTTTGAAAGAGTTTGATAAGATTTGCACATTCATGACAATATTCTACAATTCTTTCTGCTATACTTAGAACTGTTTCTGCGTGTTCTAACTTTTCTGTTTGCTCAGATAATTGAGCTTTTAATTTTTGATTTCTTGATTCTAATGTGGCTATACGCCTTTTAAGTTTTTGAATTTCCTTCTTTATTTCTGGTTCTAGATTTTTGTCAAGAATGTCTGCGACTACTTTTGTCATTATTTAATCCTCCTGAATTAATTTCAACAATTCTCTTGCGAAGATAACTTCACCAGTGTGGCGTCCACCTTTGTATATGGTTCGATATCTTTATCTGGAATATTTACGGTTACTTTCGCCATGATATTTTTACAGGGTGGCTATGCGTCTTCCTAATTTTTGAATTTCTTTTTTAACTTCTTCATCCAATATTGTGTTGTATGAACAGTATTCAACGATCCTTTCTGCTATACTTAAAACCGTTTCTGCATTATCTACTTTATCTTTTTGTTCTGCTAGTTTTCCTTTTAATTTTCTATTACTTGATTCTCCGATTAACTTTAGTAAATACCTAGAGAACATAACTTCTCCAGCTATTTTTCCACCCTCATATGCATCGTAGAAATTGCTACCAGAGAATTCTATTGGACAAAAATCATCTTCGTCTGGCCAACAATCTCTTTCTGCTACTTCCTTTATGTGGTTTAAAAGTTTGTCAAATTTTTCAGCTTTGTCTTCGTTACGTCCCCACCCCATTATTTTTTCCTTTCAAATGACATTATCTACCTTTTTCTGCGTTTTATCACTGCTAAAACTGGATTTTTATCCGATAACCGTTTTTAGGTCACAAAAACAAATTTCCATAATTTTGTATTGACACTTTTTTGAGTGTCCTTCTACATCTCCATTCCGAAGATCATTAAGGACTTCGTGTGCATCTCTTAGTGTGTACGCCTCAACACTTCCATATTCTTTAACTGGAATCCATTCTCTATTATGGAATTTTGCTATTATATAATCTTTTGTTCGTATCATTGAAATCTCTCCCATAAATTAAAGTGCGGAATTTTTTTATAAACAAATGGAACTCTTAGTAAATCGCGGCATTTATAGCATTTGAATTTTGCTTTATCATTGCATTCTTCTATTCTTTCGATTGGTATCCATAGTCCGCAGATTGTTTGCACGGTATGTTTATTCTGTGTATGTATGGTAATGCGATGCCAATAGTTTTGTCTCCACAAGCCATTACTTTTAACAGCTTTTCTAAACCATTTATCGCATATATGTATCATAATGTTTCTCCTGGTTGATAACAAGTTTCTGAAGGTAAGTTTTTATTGCCATCTATATACACACCATGATCTTGCCATATTTCGGCGTTGCTTTATCCATTTATTCCTTTACCAAGTCCATTCCACATTTTTATAATCTATATATGGGTTATTTCTAGCCAAAAACCTTATAACATCTGGCGTTGGTCTTTTCCCAGAATAGAATACAGCAAGATAGTCTCCATCATATCCAAACTGATATGACTTTATCCTGTTACCTATTAATATCATATTGATATTTTGGACAAATTCTTCTATTGAATGGTAGAATTCAAACGACATTACAAATGGTAAAAGTATTGTGGCTTTATTCATTATTTTCCTCACGTTTAATTAAATTCCTTGCAAATTTTACTGCTGAATTAAAATCGAAAAAATCTTTATACCAAGATGTACGCTTTGGAGATTTTGATACAGCATAATATATATGTGATTGATTGTGTCCAAAATAGTGAACATATTTTTTTATAGCGAATTCCCCCTTGAGATTTCGGTGATATATATTATAATCAATATGAATATAATTTTCCCATGGTTCTAATCGCCTATACTCTCTAATCCAAATTGTTTTTTTTCTTTTCATATTATTAGTTCCCAAGAGTTATTCTCAAATATGGCAATGCAGACGTTATATTATTGGAGAATCCAATAGCATGTAGCTTTGATGTAAAATCAAACCACATATTTCGACTATTATGTGTATTAAAATTCCCTTCGTATTGCAATTGTATGTCGGTAAGTTTTTCAGCGTCATCATCTGTTTTAACACATGATCTGTGAATTCTTACTCACCAAAAACGTTTGTTTTTATTTTTGCTCATAATTTTTCTCTATTTTCTATTATTAATTTATATATCAAAAGGTAATGTACCGGACAATATTGCATTACCACATGTTATTCTTCCAAGGTCTTCTTCTGTGGATGCTATAAAGACAAAAACATCATATCCTGCATTTCTCAAATTTTCTTCATGGCTTTCATATGGTTTATATGTTGTGTAGTCTCCAGATGTTGTTATATTATTTTGCATACATGATCTTGTTTTATGTAGTGGAGTTAATTTTATCATAAAATCGCGTGGATTAAAATATTCTAAAAGGACTTCTGGATTAATTTTATATGGTCCTACGGCAAAGTTTAACGTTATTTTACGTCCTGCTGGTATTATCCCCTCCATTCTTTTGGATATTTTATTTTTATTACTTCGTCCTCTTGAACAGTATGATATCTTCTATCCTATTAGAACAATGTGTTGTAATAACTTTACCAATTTTTTCTAGCCATTCTTGCGGTAGTTTTCCTGTACCAATATCTGTTGGCTCTTTATTCATATCAGAGTAAAACATTATATAACGAATAGTAATCCATCCCTTTTTTTCGTGAATATCTATAACGTTCCACGACTTATCTTTTTTGTTTTCTGATATCTTCCAATCGATATCTTCTCCATCAAAACCAACTGCATGCCCATCTGATTCTCCCATAATTTCTTCTAGATCGCATACTCCATTGGTGCGGATAGAAGAATCGTCTTTTAGTTTAATTTTCATAATATTTGCCTCCAGGCGAAAATGCCATTATCTCCCATCCGATAGCCTTTTCCCTGTTTGTATTTTCATGTAATACTTTTCCGTTAAGGGATGTAACTTCCCACTTTTGCGTTTCGACGTTAAATTCGACATTGGATGCTTTTCGCACATTGGTAATTTTCCCGATGGCGAACAAGTTGATATCGTCAGTATATAAACCATGCACATCTCCACATTCATCTATTTCCAATATGATATTGATTTTTTTAGACATTGCAAAATACCCTACTTATGTTGTTCACTTAGTGTTCTTTTTATTGACCATCCACGCCAAAAGCGTGACTGTATTGTGCTTTTATTTATTCCTAATTCTTCTGCCCATGCTGCTATACACTGTGTTTTGCCTCTAAAAGATAGTAAATTATTTTTACTTCTGTTACGACTGTTCTGGACTGGCGTGACCCACCGACAGTTTTCTTTATAATATCCAAGATCGTTATTTATTCTGTCTAGCTGATGACCATCAGGGCGTTCCCCCATGTCGGATAAAAAATTATCAAATTTTAGCCACCGATCACAAACTGTAATACCTCTGCCACCGTATCTATGATATCTATTGTTGGATGGATCATTACATCTTCCCTTCATTCTTACCCACGAATGATATGTTGGTGATATTTTGTTTCTTCGCGAGTGTCCATGGAGGCAATTAGATGCTGATTCTACTCTTAGGCATCCACAGCTTTTTATTTTTCCGCTTAGTAAATGATAACCACGAACAACAGAAGTCTTACCACAGTTGCACATACATAACCATGTTGTATGACCATGTTTGGTATTCTTATCACGCCTTATGACGGTTAATCTATTGAATTTTTGTCCAGTTAAATCAATCAATTAAGTTTTCCTCGGCATTGTTTCTTCCATAGACAATGAACTAACCATGACATATTGTCCCTTTTCTCTAAGTTCTTTAATATTGTGAGCACCACTCATAGCTAGGCCAGACTTTATTTCTTTTGCAGAATTAAGAATAACATTTTCTGTTTCGCCTTTGTATCCGGTTTCAATCTCTATACCTTCTGGCGCTATATCTGGTCTGCCAGAAGCGTTTCTACTGCTCATTCCTCTATAAACTCTTTTCCCATCTATCAATGGTGTACAATTAGTCCCTGCCAGCATGTAACCTATCATACATGCATCAGCACCAGCGAAGAGAGACTTTACCATATCTCCACCTGTTCTTAAGCCACCATCTACTATAATGGATGTTGATCTATTTGTTGTTTTCTTGGTGGGTTTCAAGTATTGCTGATAATTGTGGGTACCCGTGCCCAGTTATAATTCTTGTGGTACAAGCAGCCCCCGGACCTATGCCGACCTTAATTGCGTCAACACCATGCATTGCAAATTTAGTAGCTGCATCTCTGGTACATACATTACCAGCCATTATTATGAAATCATACGTATCTGAACATTTAATATCTACCAGAATATCAATGGCTTTATACATCATCTTATGGTCACCATGAGCCACATCTAAACACAGCACATTACATCCAACATCAAGTAATTTTTGCGCATTCCAATTTATATCCCCTTTTATGCCCATGGCACATCCAATATTTTTAGTGTTTTGATGTTTGGCATGAATGATTTCGGATGTTTGTTTTTTTATTTCCTCGTCTTCGGATAACCCAATATTTCTACTGATAATACCTAAACCACCAAGACGATCAAGAGTCACTGCCATTTCTGCGCCTGTTACAGAATCCATTGGTGATGATATAATCGGAATACCTAATTTTAACTTCCCACCCAAACATGTTGAGATGTTTGGTGTTGTGCGTGAATCTAGTTCTGAATATTGCGGGACAAGCAAGATGTCATTGAAACACAATTTCCTGTCTTGCATGTTTACTCCTAGCCTTCAAGCTCTTCAGCCAATTCCTCAAGTCCATCGAATTTTAATAGGATGGGATACTGCTGCAATATCATTATAATCTACACATACATCCAAACAATTTTTAGCACAAATTGGATCAGCAATACTGTCATGTTCAAAAATCCATTGTAATCGTTCATTTCTCATATCTGGTCCAACTTCACCAATAGGATCGCCACCCTCTCGTAAATGGATAATACATGGGAAATGCCATTTACCGGCTACAGCCATATCGTCTAGTGCTAACCAACACTTACGACAGTTGCCTCCAAAAATTCCACGTACATTTCTACCAGCTTTCAAGTTCTCAATCCGGTACTTCAGGATCGGGTACTTGTTCAATACCTCGTCTGGTAAATCGACCAGCTTGGTCAGAGCCTTGTTGTACTGTGCCGCTGGGATGACTCGGATATCCGAAGCCCCCAGGCTGTCCACGAACAGCACAGCCTCAACACACTGGTCAACATTAGCCTCGGTGAAGACCATGCCAACGGTTACGTAGGTGATCTTGCTCAGGGTGCGGATAGACTCTACAGTCTTCGCCCATGCACCCTTCACTCCACCAGTCATGTCCGTACCGACAGCGCAGCAGCCACTATCAAGACTGATAGAGAAGTCGTTAACACCCGCTCCGATCAAAGCAAGATAGGTCTCAGGCTTTGCCGTACCATTGGTGGAGATTGCAATGCGCTCGACTCCACCTTCACGACAGCGATCAATCAACTTGCCCAGACCCTTGTATAGAGTAGGCTCCCCACCGGAGAACCTGACGTTCTTTAGCCCTTGAGCAATCCAGAGGTTGACAGTTTTGAGCGCCTGTTTGAACGGCATATCTCCACGAATCTCCGGTCTTACACCACGGCAATACGGACACCGTAGGTTACAGCGATCCGTAAGAATCAACTCACACCGCTGCAACGGAGAGGTAGCGCTAGCGTTCAACGCACGCTTGTCAGATAGCGTGTAGAATCCAATGTCTTCAAGCTTCATGACAACCTCCTTTACTACCGGGCTGGGTCGGACTCGAACTCACGACCTGCGGGGTAGAAACCCGCTGTTCTTGATCCACTGAGCTACCAGCCCTTACTACCAGCGACAGGGCTCGAACCTGCATCTCCCGGTCCACAGCCGAGCGTTCTACCAGTTGAACTACACCAGCTCAAATGGGCAGTGCAAGGCTTGAACCTGTGACCTCGTGTTTATAATACACGTGATCGTACCAACTGAGCTACCGGCCCTCCATGACATTATTTTTAGGACGAATCTTTTTCATAATATATCTATCTAACCTATCCCAATGTCCATCATATAACATGAACATTGCAGCACGATGTTTCATATTAGCAACAGTGTTTGCAAATCTAGCTCTATCGGGGATATATTTAATTAAATCAAAATATTCTTGAATTTCACATTTGGTTAATTCATATTTACCTTCAAGATTAGATGCTAAATCGGTAAGAGTTTCATGATAATCTACATCAACTATATCCCAAAGAAATGCAGGAACTTCTCCATTAACCATTTCTTTCCAAATGCCGAGAAGTGTTAAGTGCATAAGCATAGCATGACGACGAAAATAATCCTCACACTTGATTTTTACTCTCAAGCCATTGTTAAATCGAATAACAAATCCTTCCAATTTATCACCAGATGCAGTTTTAATTTGTCCACGACAATATCCTAACCAATTCTGATCATATGAATCAATTAAAGTAAATCCAAATTCTTTATTCCATTCTCTAACTTGTCCCCAACTGTATTCTTCACCAGTATGACGATTATATGCAGCAAGCAAAACCAAATCTCGACGGTCACCATAATTAACCACAATATGTGTAATTGGACAAATAATCTCAAATAACAATGTTACTTCATCTGGTAAAGTGCTTAGATCGTATCGTTTCAACCAAGCAGTAGCCCAAACAGCACCATCACTTCTGAAAGACCCTCTGGTAGCAATACGATGTTCACCATTAACTCGATAAAGAATTCCTAACCAACCGTCTTCCTTCTTAAAAATACGAAAACCATCTTTCCATGGAAGATTGCATTCTTGTGTATCGTGTCGTTGATTCATATTGAAAAATTTGGGAAAAGGTTGCGATACTACTTCTCCTGTCTTACGATTTAAAATTATGCCTCTGCTATTTAAAGTAATATTATCCCAAGTCTTACATCCATCAGTATAACTATATACACGAAGATCATCTAAATCATCGCATCGAAGCAAACCATCCTCCACCAATTTATCTCTGGCTTCAATAAAATCAAATTTCATGATCTTTCACGCCTTATTCTCCATAATTCAGTAGCCTGACATACATGACCACGCTGATCAAATTTATCACTAATACCACTAACCATCTTCAAAATATCAAGTAAATGTGGATTCTCATCAATGGAATAAAGCTACGCAGACAACAGCTAGCACAAACCCGATTGATTTCCACATTTCTATCTCCTATGGCCCCGGCTGGACTCGAACCAGCACGCCCTTATAGATATTCATCTAGGCGAGTGGTTTGTTTGTGATAGATACGGCTACTATCATCGCTATAAATTTCTATTATCATATCTTCGCCGAATTTTTTGTGTATTAAATCAAGAAATTTTAATGTAGGGTTGCTCATTCTTTATTCAGGTCCCCATTCATAAGAATGGAGAACTTCTCCATCTCTAGTGATCATAACGTATCCACTTCCATTTGCGTTTACGTGCGTTTTAGAGAATGTTCGCCACGTATTTGCTTCCGCAGTAGAAGCCTTGCTTCCTAGGCGATGAGTCTCTTTTGATCTGTTGTTGTCATGACCGAATGCTTTTGCTATTGTATTCGCCATTATTTTACTCCTTATCTGTATCCAGTTATTGTTATACGCTGTCTGCCGTTTGACAATTTTTCTCGGTTAATTGTTCTGTCACGTTGGATTTGATCTCTAGATAGTTTATGGAATACATAGTTTGTTTTTAATTGACCCAACCATTGATCACTATATTTTCGGGCGTCGTATTCAGAGATGATAGCATTGTAATGGCCATTTTCATCTTTGGCAAAGCCAATGTCATTAGAGGCTTTTCCGACATGTTTGCGCCTTATAATGATGTTGGCCTTTTCATTGCGCATATCACCCCTATATCCATATAGGCCGACTGGATCGTCGTAAATTTCTATCTGATCGGTAGTCCAATTTCCTGTTTCTACTAAAGCGCAAATTAATGACGCGCTGTCTTTAAAGATAGTCTTTACTTCGCAAAATCTGCTCATTTTAGTTGGTCCTCACCATTTTTTATAAACGAAAGAATAGCCTCAAGTTCACCGCATTCACCGCAAGTCAGTTTGTGAACACAATTAACACATACGTCTTCGAAGTCTGGATGTGTATCATTTGATAGTTATGTGCTACAGAATCTACATAACTTCATGATAAAACCTTTCTTGCCCTATCGAATGGGTTCATTTTGTTTATGGTAGCCTGATTATCATTGATTTCACGACAATTGTTTGGTTCTTTCCGGGAATCTTCGCCATTGTTGAGTCCATAATTATCACATTTTGCATTATTAATGCTTTCATCATATGTAATATCAAAAGCAATATCATCATTTTGGATGTCGGTGATTATGTGAACCGGTTTGAGTGCGACAACAAATTTTGGTAAATCCCTAGATCTATCAAAATTCGCGTTAATACGGTTTAATTCACCCAGGACTCCTCCGTCAATGCCAGTATCGAATGTAGTAAAAATTTTATCTTCTAATTCAATCGTTCCAAAACCATTATTATATCCAATTGCGTAAGCTACCCCGTCGTGATAACATTCGCCAAGTTTAATTCTACACATATATCTTCTCCATACTACAAAATTACTTTTCTCTGAATTTCATCAATAAATGAATTTTCGCTACTTCCGTCGGTATCAGCTTTCAGCCTGATAGATTCTAATACTTTTGTTATGCCATTCTTAACATTGGCGGATTCAAAATCCTTTGGACCAATTCCGGAGTTAAGAAAGTTGGTTTTAAATTCATCTAACATTTTCTCTACTTCATTGTCTTCAAAGATATTCATTTCTTTAAATCGATCAACGTATTTTCGAAAGCACCCTATAGATCTGGGGGTTAATTTTTTACTCTCTGTTTCTTCTCCAAATGGTTTCCCATTAATGCGAGCAGTCATTAGGTCGCAGAATTTGACAGTTTCTTGTCTCATTGATGTTACATACTCCTTCACAAACCTACTTACTTCGTCCTGCATTTGCTTACGTAGTTCTTGCTCTTTCTCATTTATAATTTTTTGCTCAGTGATTATTTGGGTTGCACTAGTTTCTTCTATCGAGTTTAGTCCTGCTATTCTAAATGTAAACCACTGGAAAGCAAACTTTCCCCTTAATGTTTGTGGGTCACGCGGATAATGACCTTTTAAACATTTTTCCCAAAATTCTGGAAATTGTCCTTTGACTGTGCTTACTAACTTATCGAATCTAACTATAAGACTATCTATTCGCTGAAAGAATTCATCTTTTAACTCTTGTAATTGTTGTTCAACACTAGGAAGCATTTTTATTGGTACAAAGTGAGAATTCGCTATGCCAAAAGGTACGGACCATTTCTCTAAAATTTTTCTAGCTCTCTGTTCTATTTGTGTGATTGCGGCCAGTTCTTCTTTTGGTATCATTAATTTTCTGCCCAGATTTACCAAATCTACTGGCAATGCATCTGGGTCATATCCAACCTTTAGAAGGTCAGCCCGTGTTAGCATTTTTCTACCACCCCATCGGCTTACTCTCAAATTGATAAGACAGCCGACTTCAAAAAGATTGATTGTGTTTTCGCTTTCCATAATAATCTCCTATTAATTTAATGTTACCTTTCTCTCGTTCGTGCGAGAAGATGAAATATTTTTTGTCAGATTGGCTGGTTTTGCATGTTCAGCACACCATTGTCTTATTATTGACAAGCGCTCACCATCAGTTTTACAAAGTGGAATTATTTCGGAAATGGATGTCGTGAGATGTTCGGTTGATAATTCTGTTTTTTCTGAGAAAGCCAATTTTAGACTAAGTTTAACGATTTGTTCAATATCAGCACCGGTGTACCCACTCGTATTTTTGGCTAAATCTGGAATATTAAACTTACTTGGGTTGCGATTTCTTTTGCTTAGATGAATAGAGAAGATTTCATATCGCTCCTGCTCATTTGGTAAATCCAGGCCATATATCTCATCAAACCGACCTTTTCTGGTTAGTTCTGGTGGTAAAGATTGTATTTGGTTTGCGGTTGCTATTGTATATATTGGTGATTTTCTGTCGTTTAACCATTTGATAAATGTACCGAACACGCGACGGGATGAACCACCATCCATATCCCCAGTGCCACCAAAGCCCTTTTCAATTTCATCGACCTGTAAGACACAAGGAGCCATGCTTTCTAACATTCTAAGTGCTTCTCTCATGTGGTTCTCAGATTCGCCCACATATTTATCCATCAAATTTCCAACGTCCATAGCTATTAATGGCAATTTTAGTTCAGATGCTATCGCTGTTGATAGAAGTGTTTTTCCGCACCCAGGAATTCCGACCAACATTAATCCTCTTGGAAATTCAATGCCAAATTCACGTGCTTCGTTGGTGAAGCATGGTTGATCTAATTTAACATGACGTTTAATTGCTTCATATCCGCCAACGTTATTTAAGCCACCATCTTGAGGTTCGACATATGTCAATAATCCTGATGATCGGATTACTCCAGCTTTTTCCTCAATAATGGTCTTTACGGCGTCGAAATTTAATTCTTTATGTTTCCTTAATGTTAATGCGAGTCTATCTGTGATTTGTGATTGTGTCATACCCCGACATGCATCGATAATTTTTGGTATTATTTTATTGTCTAATTCGATTGATTGGTTAACCCCAGAACATACAAATTTAATTCTATCATGTATGTGTTCATTGTCTGGCAATGCGAAATCTATACGTGTAATATCGTGTAAAAGCGGTTTTGGTACTCTAAATTCTGGACCAACGAAAATAATGGTCTGATATACCGAAGAAGCTATTCGTCTAATATCATCAAGGATACCTATTACTATATCATGATTTGGATATGTTTCATGCCACAAATATTCACCAAAATCGCGCAATATAAATATGGTTTCTTGATCAAATTCGAAAATAGCTTCTAGTTGTTGTTCTGGCTGTGCTGTCCGATTTGGTGCCTTATCTGGCTGACGACCATTTATATCAGTCCATCCTCGCGAAATGGACCAAATATAAACTTTGCGACCGGTCTCGCCGATATCTGGTGTAATTTTTATTATGTCGGCTATTGCGCGATCTTTTTCAAAAGTATCGACATACAACAAAGTGTGACCAGAACATATGTAGTCTGTTATTGTTTTTTGAAAATTGTTCATTGTTGAGGTTCCCTTTAATTGGAATGGATATTGGTACGGCTCTATTGAATTAATTCACGTAATGATATATTGATATAGGCATGAATATCGTTATTTGATTCGTAATAAATTTTTAAGGTGCCTAATCATTAAAAGTGTATCCTGTGAAAATTGAAATTTAATGATGTTGGACATGAGTTATTTTTCTATTCTTCAAGAATATTTTGTGCTTCAGACAATTCATGTAGTGTTGCTGTTAGCTGAAATTTTAAATCAGTGATCAATAATGATATGTGCTCTAATAGTACTTCTAATTCGTCATCGTGTTTTGATGATTGTTTGCGGCTAATTAATCCATTCGGTTCTATATCACATCTATTTAAAATTTCTATTAATTTAGATGTAATTTGTTTGTTTGTCATAATTTATTATATGTTTATCACCAAGGCTATTTGATAATTTTAGTTCTTTATGTTTATCGGCCAACAATTTTTGGATCTATGTTTGTCCCAGAGACATCGGCGCCATATTGCACGTCACCGCAATCCGCAAGGACATAGCCAAGTTTGCGAAGAATGGTAAATCCCTTTCTGCGGTCATCTGTGTTTTTTAGTTGATTTGCTAATGCTCCTATAATTTCCTTGCGAATGACAACAATTGTTTCACCATTTACGACATCTATCTTGTCAATTCGGAACGCTGGATTATTGACGACCGTGTTCTGTGCTTGCGACATTTTCATTGCTCCTGTTTAAAATAAATTTATACCCATTAACATAACCGATCTTTAGCTAACAGAATTATACATTTAACCTTCTAGTTTGTTCAAATTCTTTCGGACATGCTGACAATATTTTTGCGAGAAATTACTTCAGTGTGATATTGTTTTTGTATTTCGCCTGTTTCTGAAAATTTTGAAGAACAGGTGTAATATGCAATAGTAATATTTTTTGCATTTATAGAGATAATTTTACATGTGGAATAAACAGCGTCTTTGGTCATAAGAACGACTGTACTACCATCGTGGATCATTGATTGATTCTCCGATTTTATTTAACTTTTGTTAAGATAACGATTACCTACGACTTTTAATTGGACGCGACCTATCTCGTGGTGGGTGCGTTCGTGTACTGGTTTTATTACGACGCCTTCGCGGTAATGATGCGCTCCGGGGTAGATACTATCCCCTTCTGCAAACGCTAGTATTTTTTCTTTATCAAAAGGACCACGATAAACCAAAGGAACCCACGGTAATGGAGCACCAATTTTATGAGCTTCATCGTAGTTAAGCCATTGACTTCCTTTTAGAATATCAAAAGCAGCAAAATAAATTTCATCTTTTGTAGCACCATATTTTAAATTTTGGACTTGACCGAATACTTCGCCATATACTGCCATGCCCTGGTTTTGTCTACACCAAGCCTCAAGCACATCATAATTATTAAGAGCTTTCCACCAAAGATTATTTGAATCTTGTTTTTTCCAGTGTCGTCTTGAACCAGCGTACATTATATCATTTACACATACATAGCGGCTCGATGTTCCGTGCGTTTTTTCAGTCACAATTACTTCTTCATCATCAGTAAAATATCTAGAATATTTGCGAAAATTCAATACATCATAGACTGGGAAAAATCCTATGGGGGGAGATATGTTTTCTCCACCGGTACTGAAATGTCCACGTATTTCTGGTTCATAATGGACAATGCCTAATTGTTTCATGCAATCATCTCCAAGCTGAGTGCCAGACGGAGCAGGAATCAATAGGCCCATAGACCATTCACCACGAAATTTGCAAGCTTTGATGCGTTTGTGTTTACCTAGGAATTCGAATTCTTTGGTTTCTGGAACTACACTGTCTGGTGGAATATAAACAGCCAAATCACCATCATTCCATTCATTTGTTCGAACGACGCATTGAAAATCGTCAATTTTAACAACACTCAGTGTATCCGCATTAGGGTGTGGTTCTAATTTTATTTTGACAACATCGCATGTATGATCTGACACAATTTATCTCCATTTTCTCTATATAGTTGTCGGTACGGTACTCAGTTCTTTCGCTTCACTTGACCACAAACTAGTGATTTGAATCGTGTCTAATGCTTCACTAATAAGGATAGACGGTTTTATATCGTGAATTCGTTTGGCAGGTATATTGGTTATTGTCTGGAGACAATAGACCGCCTTTGCATATATGTTTCACTGCCCTATTTTGTTTCTATTTCATTAGTCAGTAAATTGAAATTAATTTCTTTGTCAAGAAGACATCCACGTAACCATTTGGTAAATTGAGATATTCTTATTCCAGCAGATATATTAGCGCAATATATAGTTGTTTTGGCTGTACATGAACCATTGTATGCTTCCGACTGAGGGAATAATGTTGTAAGGTAATGTTCACGAGAAGCTTCATCATAAACAGTGAATATTCTCATATATTCGGCGCTCATACGCCCATCTATAAATAAATCTGCATATTTTTGTGTTGCGTTGAATACAGTTTTTCTTGTGCTGATTTTATCTACACAACAGAATAATATACCACCAACAAAATAAAGTGGACTGAATTTTCTGTAAATAGCGGTAACTTCAGTCGTAGAATTTATAGCCATACAAACATCTTTTACAGCATCGACTTTTGGACGGCCCAAATCGGCTTCATAAAACCCCTGAGCAGCCAAATTTTCTACTTCAACTGTGTCAAAATCTATAATTGTTATGTTAGGTACACCGATCGCTGCTAGCTGAAGTGCTACCTGACGACCACCTGCACCTACCCCAACGACTGTTGCTCTGGTTTTAGATATTTTTTCAAACGGAACCAAATCCCTTTGTCTAATATCTCGATTGATTAAATTTTCCATGTGGATTTTCCTCTATTATTAACAAATGCTGTTTCCATACACAAATTGCAATTCATACCCTTTGACAGTTGGTCTAGTCGCCATTTTGATTACATTGATTTATTAAACGGATAACACATGCTCTAGAAATAGACGATATACCCCACTGAGTATACCAATAGCTTTGTACATTATTCCACTGGAGATTCGCGTTCATTCCAATATTTCTCTGCCCATTTGACGATTAATGATGGAAGATATTTTAACTTGCCATTTTTATTTGTCATGCGATCCTTGGCTATTTCACCAATATCATTGTACCATTGGTTATTAATTGGGTTATACATATACCATTCTTCGCTATTTTTATCCCAGAATTCAACGTCACAATCCATATTCCAAAAACAATCTAGATTTTTCAATTCATCATCTATATCTGAGATATTGTATTTTTCTAATTCAATTGCCATACTATTTGCCATATTTATGGTGTATAATTGTCTAACTTTTAATTTGTATTCATTTTCCCAGTTTTTATGTTCTGAGCCCCGAAATTCCTGACTAAAATCGACAGTTACTTTGAGTTGTTTGGTTATACCTGGGCCTACATTCACCTTTAGGCGACAGTACGTTTCCCCATTCTTTGCAACAATTAACATGATTGCCCAATCCGGTGCACCAAAGGCTCTCTCAAAATTTTCTTCATCGGCCGGGGACGGATGTGGAGAATTACCTGGGTGGGTGTGTGCTAAAATCCTGACCGACTGCCACATTGCTAAACCAGTATCAAGCATTAAATCTTGATATTCGGCCAGATCGTTCGTATCTAGATCGAACGATGCGATCGTACACTTTTCTTTGATAAGGTTAAAATCTGTGACCAACAATGGGTCATTAGTTGCTGTGACACAGAATCCTGCCACTTCTGTATTTCCTTTGTCTCGCATCCATATAAGTTTACTCCATGCGTATGG